AGTAGGTGGGTATAATGCCAAAGTTAACAGCAATAAGTTTAATAAAACAAGCAGCTAAAGAAACTGGTTCAAATAATCCTAGTGTTATAAGCCTCCAAATGGAAGAAATAATGTGGGAAGAACTTAGTAAAACACATAAATATGTAAGTAACAGTTTGGTATTTACCAGATTAGCAAAGTTAGGTTTTTATAAGTATTCAAATGTAGAATATATGGTTAAAAGGGTATTAGGGTGATGCAAAAATATAGCATTATATATGCTGACCCACCTTGGAGTTTTTCAAGTAAATATAAATTCAAAAAAGGTGGACATGAGAGTAAATTAACGCATGTAAATGATCATTATGAAACAATGACTATAAATGATATTTGTAGCTTGCCTATAGAAAATTTAGCTAAAGAAAATTCTTTACTTTTTATTTGGACTACTGATTCACATCTTGAATCATGTTTAAGAGTAATTAAAGAATGGGGTTTTACTTATAAAACAATTGCTTTTGTTTGGTTAAAACAGGAGAAATCAGGTAAAGATTGTTTTGTAAAAGGTTTTTGGACAAATAAAAGTACAGAAATATGTTTATTAGCTACTAAAGGTAAAACATATCATTTGCTTAAAGATAAATCAGTAAGACAATTAGTAAGGTCTACAAGAGGAAGTAATAGTGAAAAACCTGATGAAGTAAGGAAAAGAATAGTTCAAATGTTTGGTAATATTTCACGTATTGAATTATTTGCTAGAGTTAAACCAGACGGTTGGCATTGTTGGGGTAATGAAGTTGAATCTAGTATAAATATGGGTGATTATGAATAACCCTAGAAGTTACTAGAATCAATTCTGAGGAACCCTATTTAATTTAATGTAAGTTTATATATTACTTTAGTTAATGGCTATTCTAGTAACATATGGAAGGGGTGATCTATATGTGAACTTATTGTTTTACCTCATAAAAATTTAATATGTGTAAATGCAAGCAACAAAAATTTAAAGTACTTTAACTTCTTTCGGTAACTACTTTAAGGTGTTTTTAAGTCAAATCTAATTGGTATATTTAAACATTTTGGCATATATACTAGTGAATGTTGCCATTCGCGTTGGTTTGTTTGCTAGTATATAATTTTTGGGCCTAACGGGAATAAAGGGGTTCAACTCCCCTTGGGTCCACCAAATACATAATTTTGAGTATAGCTGAGCCTATCAGTAATAGTGTTGTATAAAAGGGGCTGATTTAGTTGCTTAAATGTCCACATTGTGGTAATACAGATATTGATAAATTTAGGGCAATTTCAAAGACGGTTTATAATCTTGATGAAGTAGGAAATCAGGATAAACACAGTATAGCTTCTGAGTGCTTAAAGCTTAGATGTATAGTTTGCCGTAGAATGGTAGCCAATTGGAGTTTTGTTAGACAGGAATGGCTAATGTTCAAAAAAGGAAGTACTGATAAGAAAAGAAGGTTTAAGGCATAATGCTTTAATAGACCTCCTCTATAGCTCAGCCAGCGATTTAACTTTAATTTATTAGCATTAGTACTGGCTGGGTATTTTTAAAGTAAAGGAGTGGAATTATGAGGCAAGTAGCGATCACAGGTTGTGGAAAGTCTAGTTTTAGTTTGTTATATCCATTTTTATTTGCAAGAGATTTGCTAGTAACCCAACTTTTAGAGCCTGATTATACCGAGAAAGTATTTAGTAAGCCAAAAGGCAAATATGATAGAAAAAACTTAAACACTAACAAAGAGCAAGCTAGACGTAAAAGACAACTTGCTAGAGGAACTTTAAAGCCTTATGATAAATAAAGGTGATAAAGTAAAAGTTACATGGTCCAAGAGTTTTTATACTGGTACTGAGAAAAGGATCCCTACCGGCACTAAAGGTGAAGTACGCAGTATTAACAAAGGTTTTGCTTATGTATATTTTGGTGTTGGTTTGTCTTCCAGAATTAAACTTAGTCACTTAAAAACAGTAAAGGAGGTTAGATAATGTCTAAATTAAGTATTCTTAGTAAACCTTCAATGAAAGAACTACCTGCTCATACTTGTTTTAACATTCCTAAACTTAGTAAAGATAAAAGCAAATGTTGTTTAGGGTGCCACTATTGGGAAGCTTGCAGGTACTATAAGAAAGCGGAGGATGGGAATTAGTATGGCAAACAATAAAACAAAGAAAATAAAAGCAGCTAAGGAAAAGATTGAAGGAGCTTTAACCGTAGTAAACAAGCTATTCACTGAATTAGGTATTGGTATGGGTGCTGGCTTGAATGACTTAGGTAAACCAGTAATTATTATTCAAGATGCTGAAACTGGCTATGGTTGTACAATAGTTAAAAGTGGTAGTTCAAAAATATAAATAGTATATTTGAGGAGGAACTTACAATGAAAGAAACAGCAGCTTTATTAATTTATGAAACTCCACATGATCAATGTTTACCGCCTATGGTAGTATCAAAGGAAACTGCTGAAAATGTTATGAATAATTATTTTGATACTGGCGGGTTCAAATTGTTTAATATTAATAAAAGAAAAATTGTAACGTTTATGCCATATGCCGTAGTTATAGCTGATGTCAGAACTATGATACAGTCTGACGAAAACGAGATTAGTCTAATAGATGTAAAAAATGATAAAAAGTATTTATATAAGTTCGAATAAAAAGTATGAGGTGGTAATCATAAATAAACTACAAGGTTTTAGAACGTTAAGGGAATTAGGAATTCCTTCTACTCCATGGGCTTTTATGGATGAAAATACAGAGCTTAGTGAAGGCATTCTGTGGACAGTTAGAACAGCAGTTGAAGTTGGAGATGATTATAACTTACCAAGAGCTGTTGGTGTTAATGCAGAAGTAGCTAAGCAAAAGTACGAAGAATTTAGTAAAGAAGGTTTAAAGGTTATTTGTTACCCATACTTTGTAGCTGAAATTAGTGGTGTAGTGATTATTGAACCAGATAAGATTGTTATAGAGTATGTTAACAGTGATCTTTGGGATTTAGTAACGAAAGGAAAAGTAGATGGGAGACAAATACTTCCTATAAATACTTGGTGTGAATATAGATCTATAGTGAGATATGCCAAATGGGTGTATAGTAAGATGAAAGGGTATATTGAAAATAATTTAAGCATTTATTTAGAGTGGTCTTGGGCTTCTAATTGTGATATTAACAAAAACAAAACAGGTAAGCCTTATTTAGTATTCTATGAGTGCAGAGTAATAAAATAGGAGGTAAATAAATTATGTTTGTTATGGTAGTAGCTTCTATATGGGTAAGTGTATCTTTAAGTATTTCAGTTGGCCTATATTACACACATAATTCTAATTGTTTATGGGCATTTATTGTACCAGCTTTAATTAGTATTAGTTCCGGAACATCTGGAGGTAAAAAATGCGAATAGCTAATATAGTTCAACAAAGTGTAGTTGATGGCCCTGGTTTAAGGTTTACAATATTCTTTCAAGGATGTAAGCATAACTGTAAAGGTTGTCACAACCCTTCAACACATGATTTAAACGGTGGTTATGATGTTGGTATTACTTCATTAGCAAACATAATAAGAATGCACCTTGATAACAATCCGTTAATCCAAGGAATAACATATTCAGGTGGAGAACCTCTACTACAAACTCCCTCACTATTTGAGTTAACTAAGTTGATAAAACAGTTTAAGCCAGATGTTAACTTTATGTTGTATACCGGATTCCATATGCGTGATATAAGTTCAAAATTAGCTAAAGAAATGGACTACGTCATAGATGGTAAATATGTTGAAAGGCTCAGAGATATCGGACTAAAATTTAGAGGCAGCTCTAACCAACGCATATATCAGAACATAAATGGTGAATTTATAGATATAACAGATAGTGAGGTGTAATAAATGTTTAGTTGGTTTTTAAAATTATTAGGTTTAAGTAAGCCTAAAGCTATTCCGGTAACTAAAAGGTACTTTACTATAAATGAAATACCAGATGGTATTGAGAAACTTCCTTCAGGTAAGTTTAGATACCAAGGTTATACTTATAAATTCTGTTTCGGTAAAGTTCCCAATCCTGAACAATATGGTTATAAAGGTAAAGGTGAGCTTCGTAATGCTTTTATTCGGGAGGGTTTAGAATAATTGTAGGTGAATTGCGGTAAACTAATAATTGACTAAGATCTATCTGAAACGTATACAGACAGCATCAGAACGCTACAGAACAAAACAAAACTATTAATAAACGGTTCTGATGCTATCTAGAACACTTCTGAAGGGAAAAGGAACAAAATGCTTAAAAACATATTAAATAAATTAAAGCTAATAGGTAAACAAAAAGCAGTAATAGTTAAAAGTTGCGATAATTGTGCTAATAGAAGTTCCTTTGTTGATAATGGAGTAACGGTTACTTCAAAGGAAGTAACAAATACAAGATTAAGCGAAAGAAGGTTATGTAAAGTTTATTCACCTTTAGATGCTTATGAATGCCAAAGGAACAAATATAAACATTGGAAGGGTGTTAGTTAATGGATAACATTAAAGCTAATTGCAATAGTGACATTATAGAACAGTTTGCTAATAAGAAGTTTAATGAAGGTATAGTAGCTGAAAGGCAAAGGATATTACAACTAGTAATGAAGTCGGGAATATGTAACTTATCTATTGAAGGTCCTTGTCTTGATGTTGATTGCAATAAGTGCTGGATAGATTATTTAAGTAATGGAGCAACTATTACCCCTCCTAATTCAGTTAGCACTAATCAATTAGTAAATGAATTGCAGTTAAGGGAAGGTGTAAAAGTTATAGTAGTAAAGGCTAATGAGCTTTATAAAATAGTAGGTCCAGCTAAATTTCTAATGTTAACCCCAGGTAAAGAAATAGTATTTACTGATTAAGGAGGTGATAACAATGGAAACTAAAGCAATAATTGAATTAATAGATGAAGCTATAAGTCTAAACCTTGAAGCTATTAAATCGGTAAGTAAGAACATTGATAATGCTACTGTTGAAGCTATTAAGATATTAACAGATAATACTATAGCATTAGCTAAACTATTTGAATAGCCAGCCTTAGTGCTGGTTTTATTTATTTATAACCCTTACTACAATATACTTCAAGTTAACTAGGATGGCCACAGTTGAACTTAATATTAAAGTCCATAATAACTTACATATATTTGTAGTATTGCTTTATATTTGTACAAAAAACTGTTTACATTTATAGCAGATATGATATAATAGTACTTGTAAGTAAATAGTTCTTAAGAGGAGGAATATACATATGCAAAAGGAATATAGCTTAAAAATTAAAAAAGGTGGTAAATGGCAAAGTAGTAAAAATGAATATACCTTAGAAGAAGCTAATGCAAGAATAGAAGCTTTAACCAAAGTTGGTATCAAAGCTAAGATTGTAGCTGCTAGTGTAAATCGTATGGACCTTTATGGTATTAAGTAGTTACTAAAGAATAGGAGGGAAGTAAATGGTAAGTAATACTGTTATTAGTTGGAATCAAGTTAACATGAGAGGTAAGGACAAATTCCTGCCAAATGAACATGAGGCAATTGTTTATTACAGCAATGGTATTTGCATTGGGTTTGTAGCTAAGAATAGCAAAGGCAAACTATGTGTAAATTCAGGATTTAAACAAAAAGAAGTAAAAACAGGTTTTCTCTGGTGTTATCAAAAGGACATCTTGAAGCCAGAAGAGATTTAGCAATATAGTTTCTCAGGTTAATTCCTGAGGGGCTACCTGAGACTTTAGTTATAACTAAGGTTTGAGTTAGCTTATATAATAGTTCCTATGAAAGGAGGTTACGGTTTTGAGGTTATGGCATGAAAGTTTAATTCCACTACTACCTAATGCACAATTGCTAGGTCAACACAGAGAATGTTGTGCTTTAAGAGGAAATGGTTGGGGCAAGAAACATAGTGTAGTTAATTATGTGTTTGAGCATAGCTACAGAATGTTGTTTAAATATCATAAACTTGTAATGAATGAAATGGTTAAGCGTGGCTACAAAGTTTCTCCTGAATGGATGTTTTCTTTGTATAGAGGTAAGCAATGTGAATCAGCAAGTCATGAGTTTTATAGCTTAAATCATAGTTATAGAAACAAAGGTCAATGTATTTATCCAGAGCATAATTCAGATTATTTAACTGAATGCTTAGAGAACCTTAGAAGTAAAGGTATAATAATTAAAATATAGTTTATAAGAGGAGGTTAAAGATGCAAAATGTTATTATTAATCCTAAATGGTTTTTTGATCCCACTGGTCCACATGGTGTTGCACATTCAAAACGTGTAATGGTATTAGCTGAAACTATAGCTATAATGTGTGGTTGTAATAAAGATGAAATACAGATACTTAGGAAGGCAGCAGTTTACCATGATATTGGTAGGGTAGATAATAAAGTGGATGAAGGACATGGATTTAGGAGTGCAAATAAAGTAAAATCATTCGGCTTATTAAAACCAAAAGGTTTTATGGATGTTGATGATACGGCATTAAGAATTATTAGGAATCATTGTTTACCAGATGAAAAAGAAGAATACATTTTACTTAGTATATTTAAAGATGCTGATGCTTTAGATAGGGTAAGGTTTGCAGATGTACAATCGGCATTAAACCCTAAATACTTAAGAACGACAGAAGCTAAGAGATTAGTTGGATTTGCTAGGATGCTGCTTAGTCAAATAACGGAAGTAGCTAAAGACCCTGAATATTATAGTGACCCTTGTGGATATGTTGATTTAAGTTTGAATGATTGGTAATATAAGATTTGAATTATCTATTGACGGGGGTTAGCAGTAGCATCGTAAAGGCATTGGAAATAAAGGTTTACAAGGTTGCAATTTAGTGTTATTATAGTTCTTAAGGGAAGGAGGTGTAAGCATTTGTGTAAAATGTGTGAGGATTGTGAAGTATTCTTTAAAGATTACAAAAGCCTTAACGATGAAGAATTGGAAGAAACTGATGATTTAAACTGGTGTTGTGAATGTCCGTGTTGTGGTAAAAAATGTGATGATTGTGTGTAGTTTGTATAAGCACTTACCTAGTGGTAAATTAGTAATTGTTTTAAATAACGATGTTACTAAAGCCACTAGAAGTGTAAACTATAGAAACTTAGTTGTAGATGCTAAAGATAATAAGTATTTAGTAAATGTTAAAGATTTAATATTAGCTGAGGAGGAATAGTTAATGCCAGATAAAAGATATTTTAAGTGTCCTGAGTGCAATATAGTTTCTAATGGTGATGATTGGGATAAGGCTACTGATAGTGCAGGCAATAAGCGAAAATATACCCCTCCTATTGGTTGTAAAGGAAAATTAAACTATGAAATTTATAATTATGTTTGTGATGTTTGTGGTGCTGAAGTAAATGGAGCTAAGATTAAAGAAACATTTGGCTTAAAACCACCCGGTAATTATTTAGCTGCTGATTTTAGTGGAAATAAGACTGTTAAACCAGAATCTACTTATGCTAGTTTTGTTGAAGCCGAATATGGTGTAGAAATACCCGAACCTTTACATGAGCCTGACAACTTTGATGTATTTATTGATAGGGTAGAATCTTTAGTTGAAAGGTGGAAAACCTTCCATGAAAAGAACAGAGATTTTGATGGTATAGCTAATCAATGTATGGCTGGTTTTCTCAGTGAAATGAAGGAGGAAGGTGAATAATGCCTAAGATATTAGTAATAAAAGCAGATGGTGCTATTGAGGCCGTTGAATCAGGAGCAGCTGGTACAGAACAATTTTCCAAGTCCCTAAATAGTGCAGTTGAAGGCTGGATTGAAATTGTAAGACCAATAACAGGGATACTTGAACAAGATCATGTAATGGTAGTAAATGAAGAAGGGCATTGTAAGAATTTACCGTTTAATTTAATAGGTACAAGAATTTATGGTTATGGTTTTATAGTTGGTAACATAGTGATTTGTAAAGAAGTTATGATTGATGAAGGTTATGATTTATATCCTTTTGATGATGATGAAGTTGAAACAGTAATTAATAGATTAAAACTTAAATTAGCAACAAACTTTTAGGCTCCCTAAATGGGAGCTTTTCCTATTTGTGAGGTGTGTTTAATGTCAGTTGAAACTGTAAAGAATATAGTTAAAGCTGTATTATTTTTTGTAGCTTTTTCGTTAAAGCAAAAGAAAATACTGACTTGGTGGACGGATAAAAGTCCATATAAAGATTATAATGGTATTATAGCAGATGGAGCTATTAGGGCAGGTAAAACAGTACCTATGGCTTTATCTTTTGTATTTTGGGCTATGGATATATTCCATGGCAGAAACTTTGCTATGTGTGGTAAATCAATTGGTTCATTTCATAGAAATGTTTGGTCTTGGTTGAAACCAGCTTTGATAGTTAGAGGGTATAAAATAAAAGAAGTAAGAGCTGGAGAAGATAAACATATCTTAATAAGCTATAAAGGTAATTGGAATAAGTTCTATATATTTGGTGGTAAAGATGAAGGTAGTCAAGCACTTATTCAAGGTATTACATTAGCCGGTATACTATTTGATGAAGTTGCTTTAATGCCAGAAAGCTTTGTAAATCAGGGTACCAGTAGATGTTCTGTTGAAGGTGCTAAGTACTGGTTTAACTGTAACCCTGATGCACCGTTACACTGGTTCAAAGTTAATTGGATTGAGAAAGCAACAGAAAAGAAGTTATACCATTTACACTTTATGATGGACGATAACCCAAGTTTAAGTGATGCAGTTAAAGCTAAATATCGGTCAATGTATTTTGGTGTATTCTTCAAACGCTTTATCCTAGGATTGTGGGTTATTGCCGAAGGTGCTATTTATGATATGTGGTCAGATGATGAAAACTTGTTTGATGATGAAACAATACCACAAGGTTTGAAATATATTGCTAGACGTTCTATAGCTATTGACTATGGTACTACAAATCCTATGGTATTCTTAGATATATGGGATGATGGTAAGACTTGTTGGCAAGTAAATGAATATTATTGGGATAGTAAAGAAAAAGGAAGACAAAAAACAGATAGTGAATATGCTGATGATTTAATGGCTTTTATTGGTGAAGATATGCCGGATGATATTATTCTTGACCCTTCAGCTGCAAGCTTTAAAGCCGAGTTAAGACAAAGAGGTTTAAGGGTTAAAGATGCTGATAATGATGTAAGAGATGGAATTAGTATTGTATCAACAATGCTAGGACTTAGATTGTATAAAGTACATAAGCGTTGTAAGATGACACAATATGAAGTAACTTCTTATGTTTGGGATGATAAAGCAAGGGAACGTGGTGAAGAAAAACCACTTAAAATAAAAGACCATACTTGTGATGCAAAACGTTATTTCTGTAAGACTAAAATAAAACCATGGAGGCTAACAGCTTAAGGTGGTATAAAATATGAGTAAAAAATCAAATGCAAAAAGGAAAATACAAACACAAATACAGGAAGTTCCTCAACAACCTAGAAGCTTTACAACAGATGCTTTTCAGAATCTATTAGCAAGAATGGGTGTAGGGACTCCTAGTATGATTGAATCTACTGCTTATCCATTAACAAGGTTATCACAAAACTATACACTAATGAACAGCTTGTATAGAAGTCATTGGATAGTACGACGGATTATTGATGTAATACCAGAAGATATGTGTAAAAACTGGTATCAAGTATCTAGTCAATTAGAACCAGACCATATTGAACGCATTAAGAAACTTGAAAGAAAAACAAGCGTAAAACCTAAGATTCTTGAAACTTTAAAGTGGGCAAGGCTTTATGGTGGTGCTGCTGCTATAATGATGATTGATGGTCATGAAGGAATACTTGATCAACCACTTAATATTGATATGGTAATGCCTGGTAGTTTCAAAGGCCTTCTAGTAGTTGACAGATGGTCAGGATTGAACCCAAGTACAGGTTTGGTAATAGATATTAATGATCCTGAGTTCGGCCTCCCAGAAACGTACCAAGTAACAAATAACGCTACTCATGAAACAGTAAATATACATCATAGTAGGGTACTTCGGTTTATTGGTCGTGATCTTCCATTCTGGGAAAAGCAATCCGAAGTTTATTGGGGTGCTTCTGAAATTGAGCATATTTATGATGAATTAAGGAAGCGTGATAATACATCATGGAACATTGCAAATTTAGTATTTAGGGCTAATCTTAATGTTTTACAAATGGAAGGCCTTGACCAAGTATTTGCAACTGGTAATGATAAGGTGAAGCAAGACATTTATAACACTGTACAAGCTCAAAACTGGCTTATGAATAATTTTAGTATGTATATTCTGGGTGAAAAAGATAAGTTTGATACTAAATCCTATACATTTGCTGGTTTATCTGATATATATGAAAACTTTATGTGTGATATATCTGGTGCTGCTGAGATACCGGTAACAAAACTCTTTGGTCGTTCACCTGCTGGTATGAATGCAACGGGTGAATCGGATATGCAAAACTATTATGATGTAATTGAGGAACGCCAGGAGTCGTATTTAAGGCCAGTATTTGATAAATTGCTTCCGGTACTATTTATGTCAGAATTAGGAGCTATTCCTGATGATTTAGATTATAAGTTTAGTCCTATACGTAGGGCCTCGGATGAAGAAAAAGCTGAGTTAGGTTCTAAAATAACAGGTTCAGTTATTGAAGTATTTAATGCTGGTTTAATCAGTCAACAAATAGCTTTAAAAGAACTTCGTCAGTTAGAAGAAATCACCGATATGTGGTCTAATATTACTGATGATGATATAGCTAATGCTGATGCTAATATTCAACAGCCTATGGGTGAAGAGGGAATACCCGGTATGGGCGAAGGGATGGAAGGATTATTTGGCAATAATAAGCCGGATAATAAGCAACCGGAAAACGATAGCTCAAACATGTTACAACAAATGCAGTACCAACAACACAGAAACAAAGTACAGCTTGATGATGTTTTAAATAAAATGGCGTTTGACGAAAATAGTTTACAAAATTAACTTTATATGTTATAATGTTATTTATCAGTAAAGAGGTGGTTCAAATAGATAAGAAACAAATACTAATACCACTTGTAAATGTTTTATCTGGTTTAGCTGCTGTTATAGAACAGGAAAGCAAGAAACCTATGACACATGATGGTGGTGAAGGTAGTGGCAATCATGGTCATAAAGGTAGGCCAGGTAAAAGAGGCGGAAGTGGTAAAGGTGGGGGAAGTAGTATAAGTGAACCAGAATTAAGGAAATCAATAGTTGAAGCATTATTGGGACATGAAACTGCTGGATACCCAGAATCTAAAAAATCAACTTTAGAAGAACGTACTACTACACACCTTATAAATTCTTACAAAGAAATGATTGAAAAGCATGGAGCAAGTGAGAAAGAAGAAGTTTCAAAAGTTGGCGAACTGATAAAAGAATTTAAAGATGAAAGTAAACCTGAAACTAAAAGTCCAAGTAGTTCTGGTAAAGCACCAAAGTTGCCTAAATCTTTTATGACACTCTGGGGTAAAGCTGGTAAACTTACTGAAATAGGTAGTAGATATGTTGATGGTGCAGAAGATTTAACAAGGCATGGTTTAGCTATTCATATAGCTTTAGGTGCAAAAGATAAGGATAAAGATGGTAAGTTCTTTGATGAACTAACTGAAATGGTTCCAACTCCTCATGAAGCTCCTAAATCTTTCGATAGTTTTAAAGATATGCATCATCTTGAATTAGCTTATAGAGCCAAAGTAATGGGTGTTAAAGATTGGGATAAGTTAGCTATAAGATCTTTAAAAGCTAAACTGCCAGAAGCTTACAGTGTAACTCCAGTTGATTCACATGTTGTTAAAACTGTTAAACCGGTTGAAAAACCAGTTAAGGTTGAAGGTAAAAAAGTTCCTGCTCCTACTAAAGAGCAACCAATACCTAAAAGTAACCGCCAAATTATTCGTGGTCAAGATAGTTTTATGAATCGTTATGTACCGCCAGATAAAACAGTAAAAAGTTATTATAATGAGGTAGGAGAAAACATTGAATTTCATGCTAAGAAAAATAATTTAACTGTTGAAGAATACAAATCTAAGCTTAATGAAAAATGCCAGGATTTAATTGATAAGTGTGATCTTAAAATGAGGATTGATTCAAAAGTATTATTGAATTTTATTCTTCATAATGGTGGTAGATTTAAGAATCAATTTGAAACTGGTACATCCGGTGGTTATTTAGGAAAAGGATTTGATAATCCAAGAGCTAAATGTGAAACAAGTTATTGGGATATACATAAAGAAGCTGATGGTGCTACTAGACCAATATATGGTTATATGTATTCAGATGAAGCTTTTGATGGTAAAGGCCCAGGTTGGGTAGATGGTTATGGTGACCTATCAATAACATTTAAACCAGATGTTAAGAAAAGGACTACTGTTGGCACAGGTGATACATTAAATAATCATTTTAGTAAAGGTGATACAGATTTTATTGTTAAACCAGTAACTGAAATTGATCATACTATTATTGGCAGAGGAAAATTTGGTTCACTTGCTGATCCTTTAAAAGCTAAAAGCTTATATGATTTAAAGGATGAATATATTGAAGCTCAAATATTTGGCCCAACAACTGTTCATGATATAGCTCATGTAAGTTTTGCAGGTGGTATACCAAATAGTGAAATAACTAAAGAATTAGACAAATTAGGTATACCTTGGCATAAAGGTAAAAAGGGGGAATAAATAGTGGAAGGTAAAATAATAGCTACAAGGAGTGCAAGCGGTTATTTGATTGATGTAGGTAATAATCAAGGTAGGGTGTTTGATATTGAAAAGAAGATAATCTTCACTCCTTTTAATATTAATTCTATCCTTGCTCGTGGTTACTGGGAAGATTATCCTTCTGAAGGTGAAGAACCTATGGAAGTTGCCAGTTTGATTAAAGGAGCTAAGGAAATGGATTTGGAAGGGAATTTAACCGGTAAAACTTTTTGATTAAAATTTAAAATAACTGTTTACAACTTTTAGGTTTTATGATATAATATTACTATGTGTTATCTTAGTAAATAAACATTAGACTCCCATTTGGGGGTCTTTTTGTTATTATAAGTGGTGATAAGAAATGCCTAAAGAACCTTGGGAACCAAAAAGAAAGATTGAACATGGTTATTTTAGTTCATTAAAACAGATTGTAGATTATTTAGGTAACTTAATCATAAATGAATCAAACCCTTATGTTATTGCAGCTCTTATAAAAGTAGCTTTTAATAATCCAGTATTTAAGCGTTATTCTGAATCAGCAGCTAGAAAAATGGTAACACATTTGATGGTTGAAAATGCTAAGTCTTGGAGGGAAGCTGCTAGGAAGGGTAGTAAAGGAAGTATTATATATAAAGCTTTAAGGCAAGAACTAAAAGGTCCAATTGGTGGCGCAGTACATAGTCAAATAATGCGTAATGCAGAAATAATTAGTACTTTACCTTTAAACATTTCACAAAAAGTAACTGATTATATCAGTGAAGAAACTTTTAAGGGTAAAAGAGCTTCAGAAATAGCAGAAGAAATAAAAAGAATGTTTCCTGAAAGAACTAAAGCCAGTGCTAAGTTAATTGCTAGAACTGAAGTGAGTAAAACCTCAACAGCTTTAACTAGGGCACGTGCTGAAAGTATAGGCTTGAATTGGTACGTATGGAGAACAAGTGAAGATGAAAGAGTGAGGTCAAGTCATAGGCATATGGATAGAGTATTGATTAAATGGCTTAATCCTCCTCAGCCGGAGAAGCTTATAGGTGAAAAACATCCGCCAGCACCATATCATGCAGGTGAAATATATAATTGTAGATGTTATCCGGCACCTTTAACTGATATAGACCGAGTACAATGGCCCCACAAAGTATTTTATAATGGGTCTATTCAAATGATGACGAGAAGTAAATTTGTAAGAATTATGTAAGGAAAGAAGGTGGTTAAAATACCTGGTATAAATACTATAAGCCCGAATACAGGAAGACTTATTCAAGAAGATAACGATGTGGTAAACTTAGCTGATATGTCCGAGCTGATAACTAAAACTTTAGTTGTAGCAGGAATAGCCTCTATGGATGGTTCATCTTCTTTTATTGTTGACGATACAAAGAACTTTGAAGCTGGTTTGTTTGTTGGTAAACTAATTAAAGTAACTATTGATGGAGTAGAATATATCCGTAAAATAGTAAGTTGTGATGGTCAATTAATACAAATTACTCACACGAGGGAAACTGTAGCTGCTTCTGTGATAATAGGTGAACCAGAAGGCCCACAGTTAACTATAACAAGTGAATTTCCTGGTAGCGAAGGAAATAATTGTTCAGTTATTATTGTAAATGGTGCAGAACCAAATACACTTTTAGCTGCTGTTATAGACCCTGAAACTAATCTTTTAACTGTTACATTGGCTACTGATGGAGAAGGTTTACCCGATAATACTGTAAATACTGGAATGGCTGTAGCTACTGCTATTGATATATTACCTGAATTTATTGCTGAAATGACAGGTGCTGGTGGTATAGTAACAGAAATAGCCGAAGCTATTCCGCTTACTGGTGGTATTGATCCAATAGTAATAACCGAAGGAACTCCATATGAAATTTTACTTACAGATCCAAATCAAATAGATGTTAAAGTAGAAGGAATGGGTAGTGTAGATACTATTGCTGTAACTGATCCGGATACATTAACAGCTAATGAGCTTGGGTTATTAAGAGGTATACTTAAACAAATTAAAACTGGCATAGTGAATAAAGATTCAAATGGTGATGAAATATTTACTAATACAAGACCTGGTAGTATGAAATTAATGGATAGTAATGGTGGGCAGGCAACTATTACAGGCGGTAAATTAGATGTCAATGCAAATGTCTCTGTTGATAATTTAACTATACCTAATAATTTGTTAGCGATTCCAAAAACTGAATTAAAACCATTAGCTCTTTTAGAGAGCCACCCTAATGACCCTGTACCTAATAGCATTGACCCAGATGGTAATGTTTATGGTAGAGCAAGTAATGGATTAATATTTAATAGTACAGATAGTTGCGCTACTTTTAATTACTCCACTTTTGACTTTACTATTTTTGCACTTGGAACACCATACTATGTCATAAAAACTAATAAAAAATATATTGTCTTTTTGCGGGATGCAAACAACAATAAGGGCGGTATTGTTACAAGTGATTCTTTTGATAGTGGCTATGTCCTAGCGGTAACAAACGTTAGTTCATATCCAGATGATATTGCTATTAACTACTATCATGGTGCTATGCCTAATGGTGATTCTATTATTTTATCCGGCGAATATGGTATGGTTAAGAATGTTGTAAAAAACTTGTGGGCATCATTTGATAGTGGGGTAACATGGCAATCTGTACTACAAACACCAATTGTAGATATTGCTGTTAATAACCACTTTCATCATAGTATTTATGACCCATATATGGGCAGAATTTGGGCTACTTGTGGTGATGGAGTAAACGCAATATTGAGGTATTCTGATGATTTAGGTTTAACATGGGGAACTGTGTCATTCGAAGGAACAAACCCACAACCAACAATACTAATGGCATTTCCTGGTAGAATTGTTTACGGTGCGGATGCAGGAAATTACCCTGTTTCTTTGTGGAATATTCCGAGAGATACGGATGCTACGGTAAAAGGTATGGAAACATTTACTTCAGAACTGGCGTATACAATGATAACTAATAAATTTTGTTATGATTATTACGGACAACCCCCTGTGGCACAATCAGGAATTGAAGCATATGCTGCTTTTCCTGCTTATGATGGTTCAAAGAAATCACTTATTGTTGCTACAGGTGATGGAGGTAATAGTTGGAATATTGTTTATCAGTATAAGTATGAAAGAATTGTAGGTGGTCAAGGGTTTACCAGAGGTTTAGTTGGTCCAGATAAAAATGGTTTTATATTTTCCTATATTTTAGCATTAGCACCATCTAATAATACTGTAAGATCGTGTATATTAAAATTGCCAAAAGTAGAGTGGGTTTATAAGTAGATTTACTATCTAGTTAATGGTATTAAAAAAAAGGAGCTAATATTATGACGATGACCGGTGGGACTACAAACGTCCAGCTAGTTGTTAAAGGATCTGTTATTAAAGATGATAATCCATTTCCTGTAAAATTAATAGGCAGCGATATCGTAGAACAACTTACTGAGGCTGATGCGGTGGATAATGTTTTAACTTTTTCTGATGTTATTCATGCTGTTGAAATAGTCCACGAGGAAGAAACATGGCAGACTTTCGTTGTTAACGGTATTTCTCTTAAACTACCTCAAGGCGTTTATCGTACTGGAGTTGGTGGTACTCCTAGTGTAAGTGTTACTATTCCGGCAGGGATTACGTGTACTATAGGGAGGTTGGTGTAATTGAGTTATAGCCCGATTAGGCCGACCAGGAAAGAGTTTAATGACAATCTTGGAAATATTATATCGATAAAACAACCTCCGCCACCTCTTGTCCCAGTGAAAAGCGGTGGTGTAATAGATGCCTCCGTTGATACACAAAACATATTTAATGGTGCTGTTAATAAAAGAATTTATATTCCAGATGGCATTTACTATATTGCTTCCTCAATAGACCCTAGTGGGTTTAAATATATTGAAGGTTCATGTTCAAATAAAGTTATTTTTATAACAGACCAGGATATATCTATTTTTGAAAGCCCAGATACAACAGATAACAATTACCTTTTTATAAAAGGTATAACATTAAAACAAATAGGGGTGTCAACCAAACCAGCTATAAAGTTAGCAGGTAAAATGGCAAGTCCTTATACTGGTTTTAGTTATAGTTTGTTAGAGGATGTTATGGTAGATGGTTTTCAAGATGGTTTTGAGGGGTATGGTTTTTGGAGTACGCTTTTTAATCGTATCAGGTTTAGAAATTTGGCTAGGCACCATATTAGGCTTGGTTCTAAGACCAATAACGTTATTGTGAAAAATTCAGTTCTTCAAAATGGAGTAAATGGAATTGTGGCCAATAACGCTATTGGTGGTGATGGTACACAAATAACATCCATTCATTGTGATAATCTTGACTGTGAAAGCATGAGTGGATATTTATTCGATTTATACGCCGTTGAAACATTTACAGCTTCGAAACTTCACACGGAAGGAATTGCTCAAATAGCTAATATTGATTCCGTGGCAAATTTTGTGCTGGAAAAATCCAGGTTAAACGCTGTTACTAGGGTATTAACAGCTAGAAAATCCAATGCCTCCGTCTTATTTTCTGGTATACCTAAAATACTAAACAATCAAATCACTATTAACACTACAGGTAATATTGGGCTTGTTCAATTAAGTACGTCTGAGATTCCAGCAAAACTTAAATGGGAGGGTAATGACGTACAAGTTACTAATGGTGCTAATGTTTTTGTTTATAATAATGATTTTAACGCAACAACCCTATCGAACCATAAAAGAATAGGAGACACAATATCAACAGCAGCTAGCAGGTTTAGGTATAGCGAGGACATAATAACTCACGTTTTCGACCTTTCAAGAAGTCGTGAAAAATACGCTAAGTTAATGACTGCTGAATTAGAATGTGTAGGTGCTGGCACCGCTGCATCCGCTACAACAGTAAGTGTAAAAGATGCAACGGGTACAGCTATTTTCCAAGGAACCATTCAAGCGCAAGCATACGCCACAGGTGACAAGATTAATCTAGGCAGGACATTTACTGCTAGTGAGTATTGGCGAGGAGTGGTTACCGAGGGAACAACTTGGACTGTCAGTCATTCAAATACTACAGGCGTTGATGCCTTGACGTTTAAAGTAAACTTCCTTTTGCCGAAATTTGGTGACGAAGCATAAAAGTAGGTGATAAAAATATCCTCTAACCCTAAGAGAAATTGAAAGAAGGTGGTGATAATGTGAAGGCGTTTTATGGTTCAAGATTTAGCCCGAATATGACGAAAACTCCAGAAGGGTTTTTAGTTTGTCATAATGTTCCTATAACAAGGACGGGTTGGCTAGAATATTTAGGGCAAGAGCTGGGGTTAAAAGATAAATACGACCAGGTAATTAAAGTATATCGAAGTGACAAAGAAGTGTTTAATTCAGCTACTATGGCTTCTTTTGAAGGTAAGTCTGTTACAGATGGGCATCCTTCAAATGATGTTAGAGCTGATAATTATATGATGTATGAAAAGGGTCAAGTAACAAATGTAAGGCCAAGTCAAGATGAACCAGATTTACTTCTTGCAGATTTAATAATAAAAGATCCGTTACTTATTTCTGAAGTTGAACATGGTAAACGTGAAGTATCTTGTGGGTATGATTGTAATTATGTTCCTATTCAAGGTGAAGAAGGAATATATAATCAGGTTGCTATACGAGGTAATCATGTAGCTGTTGTACCTGTTGGTAGAGCTGGTTCAAGAGTAACAATAAAGGACGAAAGTCCATTATATAAAAAAAGAACAAATGAAAGGGGAAAGAAAATGCCTATACTGGACAAAAAAAGTATAATTGGAAGAATGCTTTCCGCATTTGCAAGGGACGCTGAGCCAGAAGAGATGGCTGAAGCTGCTAAAATGTTTAAGGAAGAGGAAGGGGAAGCAAGAGATAGTATGTTTCAAAATGCTGAGCAAAACCAAACTGCTGCTCCACAAGCCGGTGGCAACAACGCTGTAGCTGAATTAACTAAACAAGTACAAGCTCTAACAGAGGTTGTAGGTCAGTTACTTCAAGCTGAAAAAAGTGAACCGAATCATAATCCGGATGCTTTGGAATCTTTAGCTGCTGAGCTTGAGGGTCAAAAACCTACTCAGGATTTTGGTAATGAAGAATCAGTAACAGTTTCACCTGAACAGATGAATCAAGATTCTGAAATTAGTGCCGGCCCTGTGTCTGCTGCTAATACTCGTCCTGACAATCCCATTCCGGGTGCAGACAGAAATACCATTTTAAATGCCATTAAAACTATGAAGCCAATTATTGCTTCTATTCCCGATGCCGGCGAAAGAAAGAAAGCTTCTGATGCTTTGGCTAAGACCTTTAGGGATCAGATGGCTGTTGCTCCAACAAATGTCAATGGTTATGCAATGGTTCAAAATGCTATTAGTGCTAATACTAAAGCAAAAGATAAGCAGGTTGTTGACCCTGTTTATGAAGGTAAAGAATGGGCCAAGAAATTTAATCCGCATTATAAGGAGGGTAAATAAACATGCCAGGTCAAGCTATTGGGATAAGTATGAAATACGGTTACCCCGGTTCATTTGCCAGAAATGGTGATTGCATTATCAGAAATAGAATTGTTAAAACAACTGCCCCGGCTTTTGGTGACCCTGTAGTTTTGAACACTGATGGAACAGTTACGAAGTTCGGTGCAGCAGGTACAGCAGCTTTATTTGATGGTGTTGCTGTTCGTGAAGTAATGCAGAATGCTTCTTATGTTCCGGCTTTGGGTACATATACCGTTGATAGTCCGTGTGATGTACTTCAAAGAGGTTCAATTTCTGTTATTTGTAACGTTGGGACACCTACCGCAGGCGGTGGAGTTTATGTAAGAGTTACCGCTAATGCAGCTATTCCTGCTGGTGTTATCGGTGGTTTTGAAGCAAGGTCTGACACTGATGATGATAAGTGTATCAAGCTTACCAATTGTAAGTGGACGAATGGTTTAATCGACAGTAATAAGGTTGCTGAGTTAACCATTCTTGAACGGTTAAATCCCTAAAATAAGATAAAGGAGGTATAGGAAATTGAGTGGTATAAAGACATATCCAATTAAAGATGTAAGAACTTTAGATAGCTTGGTTGCCAGTAATGGTGGCTTTTCAATGTTAACTACGGATGCTGCTACTGCTGGTGGTATGGCATTCTTAATGGGTGAACTTGAGAAACGGGATCCAAAAGTAAGAGAGCCATTAACTTCCGTTACTTGGGCCAGAGATATTGTAGCTAAGACTGGCGGTGGATGGGTAGAATTTACTTCCACTATGAATGTAAGCTATGCAACAGCAGGCCCAAATGCTAATGGTATTATGGGTGGTGAAACTACCAATATTCCCGTAATGCAAGCTGATATTGGTAAAGATATTTACAAAGTGTTCACTTGGGGCAATATTCTTAAAATTCCGTTTGTTGATCAAGCAAAGCTGCAAAATATTGGTCGAAGCCTTGATGAAATCTTGGATAAAGGTATTCGTCTTAACTATAACAAAACTGTCGATCAAAACGTTTACACTGGTTTTACTGAAGCTGGTACAACCGGTATTATTAATGATGCTAACGTTACTGCTGCTTCGGTAGCTAATGGTGCTGCTGGCACTTCGGCGTGGAATACAAAAACGCCTGATGAAATTTTGAATGATATTAACCAATTAATTATTGATGGTTGGGCTGCTTCTGAGTATGACCTTTCCGGTATGCCGAATCACATTTTAATTCCGCCTTCTCAGTATGCCTATATTGTAGGAACTAAAGTTTCTACTGCCGGTAATGTAAGTATCCTGGAGTTCTTACTTAACAATAATATCGGTAAAAACCAAGGTGTTGAACTTGTAATTGCTCCTTCTCGGTGGTGTATCGGTGCCGGTACTGGTGGTACAGATCGTATGGTTGCTTATGTGAATGATGAGGACAAGCTTTATTTTGACCTTACCGTTCCTTGTTCCAGGGTTATGACCCAGCCGGTTGTTAGTGATATGGCCTATTTGACTGCTTATGCAGCTCAGATTGGTGTTATTAAGTTCCTTTACTTACAACCACCCAGATATGGTGATGGTATTTAATTCTTATTCAGTACAATCCGTGGTGTAGGTTAAATAGCTTACACCACTACATAACAAAAAATATTTTGGAGGTTATTACTCATGGCAATTAGAGTTTTTTCTAAAAAAGCTTTTCAGTTTAATAGAAGGGTAGAAAAAGATGGCTTAATGCAATCTGTCGAAAAGGCTACAACTTTACCGTTGGCCTTTTGTGAATTGCCAGATTGGGTAGAAAAAGACCCTCTGTTTATGTGGGCTCAACAGGACGGCGATATTGAAGTTATTAGCAGCAAAGCTGATGAAAAGCAGGCTGAATTAAACGCTACTGTTAAACCACCTGTTAACACTGGTAATGTTGAAACACAAACTGTCACCGGTAACAATCCACAACAGCAGTATCCCAAGAATAACGGACAAGTAAATGGTCAAAAGAACTTTCAAAAGCGGTAGTAAAGTGAGGTGAAGCTAAATGGCTTTTCCTGAAAATATAATTCCGGATACTTATCCAACAAGTTTTGAACCTCAAGAAGTAACAATAATATCAAATGCTTCTAATCTTAAATTCGGTACTAATTCCGTATACACTATAGATAATTTTATTGAAATGTATCCTGGTTTTGGTCCTGATGCTGAAGGTAATTATAATATTGTTCCTCAAGTTATTTTGCAGTTATATATTAATCTTGCTAATGCTAGTATTCAAGAAACACGATATGGTGAATATTGGCAATTGTGCATGGGGTTATTTACTGCTCACTTTGTTACTTTATGGCTTGAAGGAACAACACAAGCGGGTTCTCCTGCTGCTCAAGTATTAGAGGCTAGTATTGCACGTGGTTTAAGAACTTCCGAATCAGTCGGTGATTTATCTTCTGGCATTGACTATAGTGCTATTTCAAATGATTTAGATGGTTGGGCAATGTGGAAATTAACTGTATTCGGTCAACAATTCGCTACAATGGGTAAGCTAGTTGGAAAAGGTGGAATGATGGTATGGTAAGAGTTGATACACCAATCGATGAAGTTGAGAGGATGAAAAGACTTGTAAAAAAGCTTTCTAATCTCGATGTATTAGTTGGTGTTCCTCAAAATAAATCAAGTAGACCAAAAGGTAAAATAACAAATGCTGAATTAGTTTATATCCATACACACGGTTCCCCCGTTAACCATATTCCAGCTAGACCCATTATTGAGCCAGCAATTGAGGATAACGAAAATAAACAGATAATTTCTGAAAGTTTAAAGGAAGCTGCTAAAGCTGTTTTAAATGGCGATGAACAAAAGACGATGGAAATGTTAAATAAGGCTGGGTTAGATGCCCAAAATATAGTTCGTGATTGGTTTACTAATTATAAGAACAATTGGGCTCCTAACTCACCAATAACAATCAGAAGAAAAGGAAGTAGCCGTCCATTAATTGATACAGCGGAGCTTAGAAAAAGTATTATTTATGTTATCCGTCGCAAAAAGAGTGGTGGAACATCTTGAAACAAATAGCAAGAATTTTGTACAGTAAAAGGTATATAAGAACATTTATTGTTAATCGTAAAACTGGCTCATGGTTAAATGGACGTTTTATTGAAACTGAGAGTTCTATAAGCTTAAACGGAATTGTTACTACTGCAACTTCAGAGGATGTTAACCAAGTCCCTGAAGGTGATAGAGTAAGTGAAATGTTATGTTTTTATTCCGATAAAGAAATGTTTGTAACACATAACGAAGCAAGTTTTAAAGGAACTTCAGATCAAATATCTTGGCGTAATAACCGATATAGAGTTTTAAGTGTACAATTCCATGATTTAGGTTATTTTAAAGCTATTGGGGCTTATATGGGAGGTGATTAAATATGTCCAACATTATTCTGACTATAAAACAATTGGAAGACATATTTCAATCCCTCACCGTAACCCTAACAGGTTTAAATAAAGATAGTGGTGTAAGAGTTTCATGGCCTACCGAAGGTTCCCCTGGTTGGAAAATAACAGATAATGTAGCTTTTATTAAAGTTGTTTCTGTTACGGATAATTATTCCAATATAGTTGAAACAAACTACCAACAAGATGAATTAGAACTGGGAGTAAATGTTGAACTAGTTTATACAAGGGTTCATCTAATTCAATGGGTTCTTTATGGGCCTAATTCTTATGAATTAGCTGAAAAAATTAAAAGTGGGTTATTTTTATATGATACAAAACAAGCATTAAATTTAAGTAACCTATTTCTTGTTACAGATATAGAGCAACCGGTTAGAATACCAGAGCAAGCTAATGGACGATGGTGGGAAAGATGTGACTACCAAGCGAGGTTTAACGAGAAAGTGGTAAAAGCTTCAACAGTACCATATATTACTGGTACTAATATTCAATTTAGAACAAGCAAATAAAGATTGAGGTGATAAAGTGTCTAATTTGCCTATTGGTGATATTGTTGATATATCTGTTGAAATATCTTCCGTTTCAACGGCAAGGAATGGGTTTAATTTAGGTTTAATTGTTGGTTCAAGTGCTGTTATTGATGCGACCGAACGGGTAAGGATTTACTCCGACGTTGAATCTATGATTACGGATGGTTTTGCGCTTGAGAGTGCAGAATATAAAGCAGCCGTACTTTATTTTTCGGCTAAACTAAGACCAGATTATGTGGCTATAGGTTATTGGGATTCGGCAGGTGAAACTGTTGTTGACGCGCTTATGGATTGTAGGGCTAAAAATACTGAGTGGTACGGTTGTATGGTGTGTGGTTTACAAAAAGCTAATATTCTTTTAGCTGCTGCTTATATCGAGGTTGCTGCACAAAGCAGCACTTTCTTTTATACAACCTCTGATGTTGAAGTTTTAACAAAGGTAGCCGGTAATGTGATGGAAACACTTCAAGGTTTAGAGTATAAAAGGACAATTGGTCAATATAGTACTCATATAGATGCTGTGGCTGCTATTTTAGGTTATGCTATGGGAGCAAATACTGGGCTTGAAAACAGTATGTATACCTTAGCTTACAAGAAAGAAATAGGTGTTGTTACTGAAGACCTAACAGCAACACAAGTTTTAAATATTAAGGACCAAAACGGTAATATTTACATCAGCAGAGGAAATACTTACAACCTGTTTGAACAAGGTGTAATGGCTAACGGTCAATACTTCGATGAAATACTAGGTATTGATATGCTAGTACATAATATTCAACTTTCGGTTCTTGACCTTTTAACAAGTGCCGCTAAAGTACCTCAGACAGAGGATGGTGTAAGTTTACTTGTTAATGCTATTTCAAGGCCATGCATAGCTTCGAGAAATATTGGTTTTATTGCTCCTGGCGTTTGGAATGCTGCTCCTGTATTAACTCTTAAAACTGGCGATATGCTTTCACAAGGCTTCTTAATCCTTTCAAAATCTATTGCTAGTCAAAGTGTAGAAGATAGGGCTGCAAGAATAGCCCCTCCAATTTATGTTTGTGTTAAACTATCCGGGGCTATTGAGTTTGTAAATATTCAAATTATAGTAAATAGGTAAAGGAGTGGTGAAATAAAATGGGAACTTCTACTTATGGTTTTGATGATGTTTCGTGTGTTATCTCTCACCCCTCTTTTGGGCAATATGTCACAAATGGGGCTGGGCTAGGCGGAATATCCATTACGATGGCAAATGACAGAACCATACACGATTTAGCTGCCGATGGATCTGTCATGGTAAGTAAAATAAGAGGGAGAAATGGTTCAGCTTCAATAACAACACAACAAACATCCTCTTTAAATAAATGGCTTTTAAGGCTTTACAACTACTTGGAAACAGCTCCAACGGATGAATGGGCTGATATTAATATTACTGTTCGTTCTCCTATGATGCAAGATTTAATCACTTGTTCTGGTACATCTTTTCAGAAGCTTGCTGATAGACCGTATCAAGCGCAAGGTCAAAATATTGTATGGCCGTTTATGTCTGCCGATATTCAACAAGATGTAATATAGGGGTTGATTGAATGTCAATCACTTTTAACGATATTGTTAATGCTTCAACAAAACTATATCAAGAAAGGGTGAATATTATGGCGCAAGTAGGTTTAACTGCAAATGTTCAATTGTTAGCTAGGGGTGGGATTGTAAGTGATAATAATCCATTTCCTGTAGCCAATTATATTAAAACAGCTGGCGGTATATTTATACCACAAAAAGGGTCTGACGAAGGTGAAGCCTTTATGAAACTAATGGGTAGTAATGCTTTAGTGGGAGCGTTAGCTACTGTTGTTACTGCAGGAACTCGCGTTCAGCTTCCAGATATACCATGTCAGAGAGTAATAGTAATTGCAGAGGATGATAATCTTGGCGTTGTTTATGCTGGTGGTAACGATGTTTCGTCGAGTACTTACGGGGTAAAGTTATACGCTGAAGATGTATTTCCGTTTGATGTGAGTAACGCAAACCTTATCTATATTGATGCTTCTTTAGATGGGGAGGGCATCAGTTATGTTGTTCTTTAGTAAAGGTAAAAGACAAGCAGGTTTAATCCAAAAACCTATTGGTTTTGATTGGTATGCACCAATAAGAATATATAGAACACGACTCGGTACGTTTTTAACCGACTACTCGGCTACACGGTATCGAATTTATGGGAAAGAATATTTTGTGTCAACGTCAGGAAACGATGCTAACGATGGACTTACCCTGGCCACAGCTTTTAGAAAAATTTCCACTGCTGTACAACAACCAGATGTAGATGTGATTTGGCTTAGTAATGGTATGTTCAACAGAGACTATGGATTCAATGGAATTGCTCCTGCCCGCTCAATGTCAATTATGGCTTTACCAGGTGCTATTCCTATTATCACGACTCACAGTAATTTAACATGGACATTAGAAACAGACAAAACTTATACCTACAAGGCAACACGTAGTTTAGTCACTAGAGTATTAGATTCAAATACAATAGCTGAAAATGGAGATTATTTAGAATATACCCTAAAAACCTCAGTAGATGAGGTTGAAGTCACACCAGGAAGTTATTATACGGATGGGGCAACAATTTGGGTGCATAGAACGGATGGTGCTATCCCAGATACTTCAATATGGTGTTTGCTTAGTACCAGGAATTTTGGTCATCAAGGAGGATGCCAATTCTATTTGGAAGGTCTGACTTTTCTTGGTGGTAATTATGTCTGTGATATAGAAAATACCGCATTGGGAGAAACCACTACCGCTCTATATGCTAGGAGTTGTAAATTCAAATACGGTAGAAGAGATGCAAACGCTTTTCAATGTTATGGTGCCAATCAAGTGCATTTAGATCATTGTGAGGTAGCGGTAACAGGTGCAGATGGTTTTAACTATCATGCAGGAAATGGTGTGATTCCAAAAGTTTTAGAGGTCGGCTGTAAAGGGCGGGACGTTGGTACAAACGGCACACATCAATGTTCTACTGCTCATGATGGAGTAACAATAATTCGTCTTAACAGTGAGTATTATAATGCATATGGTTCATGTGTGACCGACATTACAGCTGGTACTAAGTCATGGATGCTTGGATGTTATTGTCATGGTGGTGGACTGGAAGATATGGCATTCCAAGATGGGACAGCATGGCTTGATGGATGCCGTACTGATGGACAATTTAGAACCAAGAATACAACCGTTTATACACGGCAGAATTGTAGTTTTGGCTCTGTCGTGCTAGAGGGAGCAGCTCAAAAGATAAATTATTAATCTTACTAATGAAAAAGCGTTAGTTTGGTAACAGTGTTAAATAAAAGGGGTATAATTTTATGAATAAACGTATATTATACAAAACTTTTGAGTTTGAAGATAGAAAGTGGCGTATAGGTAAATTTGATGCAATGACTGGTTCATATATAGCTTATAAGCTTATGGCCGAGGCTGTTCCATTCGGTTTAGCTGCAAAGTTAGATATTCCAGTTAATAAAGATGCTAAAACAATGTCCAAAACTGATTTTATCGATCTGCAAAAAGACTGCTTACTGGTTTGCTCTGAGTTTCTTCCTGCAGGACCTATTCCGGTGTTAAATGAAAATGGAACGTTTGGTGTTGAAGGTCTTGAAAATGATGCAAAAACAGTATTAGCTTTAACGGTTCAAGCTTTAGCTTTTAATGTATCTGATTTTTTTACCGAAAGCCTCTTGACTTCATTAGTAGAGGCAATGCAGGGTATATTCCGGCTAGATGCGAAAATATAAATGAATTTTTGTTCACTCCGGTAATGCTTGGAATGTGGAAACAAAAAGAGCTTTGGGACGGAACTTATACTTTTAAAGATTTACTTGATATACACGAATTACTTGAGGTACAACATGAAAATAAACGGAGAGCTTATGAATATGAATTAGCTATTTCAAAAGGAGGTGGACAAAATTCTTAATGTAATCAAAGAATATCTAATAAGTTTAGGTTATAGAGTTGATCAACATTCTTTCAATACAGCAATGAATTCCATAACACAACTTAGCAGATCAATAAATAGTTTTGTTGGTGCAGCTATAGGAAGGTTCACCTCTTTAGGTTTAGCTATGTCAGGCTTTTCTTCAGCTTTTCTTGCTGTTTTATATCAGCTTACCATTGGTGTAGCAAATGCGGATTTACAAAATGAATTATTCGCCCGTAGAATGTGGATGGCTAAGGATGCTGCCCTTGCTTATAAGAATTCACTTAATGCTTTAGGTGTTACATTACAAGATTTATATTTAAGCCCAGAGCTAATGGATAAATTTATCCAGCTTAGAAATCAGTCTTATTATATGCAAACACCAGATAGTTTTGGTGATGCAATGAAAGGTCTTAGGTCAATTACGTTTGAGTTTCAACGTTTTAAACTTGAAGCTACTTATGCTGTTCAATGGGTTGGTTATTATCTGACTAAATATTTATCAGAACCAATATTCGGTATGAAAGATGGATTGAAAGGTATCAATGATATTATTGCAGAGAAAATGCCTATTTGGACTAATAAAGTGGCTCAAGTAGTAGCTGGCTTTGTTCGTTTAGGTGATACTGCTTATTTTGCTGGTAAAGAAATCAAAAAGGTATGGGACAGTTTAAGCGACTCAACAAAGCAAGTTATTAGTATAACAGCAGGATTTTTTGCTTTACTTAAAATGGGTCCTGTAGGGATCATGATAGCAGGTCTTACCGCTCTTTTGTTGCTTTTAGATGATTATCGAGCATATGCAAAAGACCAAAATAATAGTGCATTTCCTGATTTATGGAAATGGGTTGATAATCTTAAGAAGTCTATGAAAGATGATGGAACTTTAAAAGAGTTTAAAGAAAGCTTAGATGGTTTAGCTCAGAGTGTAGTTACTTTAGGCAAAAACTTTTGGAATTTGATGGATTCATTTGTAAATGGTGATAGTAAAATAAAAGCCATTAAAGGTGCTATTGGTATAATCACTGGAGCTTTTAATGAACTTAGTTTTGTTCTTAAAACAATAGCTGATTCTCTGAAAATAATTGATAGTTATATAAATGGCGATGATAAAGCCATTACTAAAAGTAAAAAAGATTTTATGAGTGGTATACTTGAAAAACCTTCTTGGCTTGATAAGTTTGCAGCAACGCTTTTAGCTCCGTTAGCCTTTGGAAACATTTCTACTAAAGCACCTCGTGGTGATACAAATATGACCGTAGCCACTACAAACTATATTTATGGGGCTACTAATCCTCAATCGGTTGCAATAGCTGTTGGGCATACATATTCTAAGGCAACGAGGCAACTTCAAGGGGTGATAGTATAATGGCTTTATCACCTGTTTTGCCAAAGTCATATAATGGAGCTTTAAAAGATGTTGAACAATTAGTTTTTGTTAAAACAAATATTGGTGGTTATTTCTTCGATGCAGTTTTAAGGTCAGAGCATACTACAAGTTTAACTATTACTGACCACCCAGTAGAAATTGGGGCAGCTATATCTGATCATTCATTTGTTAACCCTTCTATTTTAGTTATGGAGGTTGGAATGTCTGACGTAGCTAAAAGTCTTGTAAAAGGTCAATTTGCTGGTGGGTGGTCAAGGTCAGTTACAGCGTATAAGGTTCTTTTAGAATTACAAAAAAGTAGAATACCTTTCCAAGTGCTTACAAGGTTAAATTTATATAAAAACATGTTGATAGAAACAATGATAGTCCCAGATGATAAGGAAACGCTTTATGGATTAAAAGCTACCGTTACAATGCGGGAAATATTTGTAGCCACAGTGAAAACTGTTAAAATTAGTGAAAGACCTCAAACAACAGATTCAACACAAAGAGGGGAAGTACAAGCCATCACTACTGATGATAGTATATTAAAACAATTGTTTAAGTAAATGTATCAAATGTAGTAGTTTATGATATAATATAAAATACTATATTAAGTTAAGGAGTGGTATTTTATGTTAAAGCGTTTATGTTTGTTAATTTTAGTTATAACTATACTTTGTGTTGGTTGTGCTGAGGTTAAAACAAAAGATTTTATGAAGGTAAGATTAGATAACATTCCAGAAGGAATGTATAAGGTAGGGGTAGATATACCAGCAGGTGAATATCTTATAGTTTCTGATAAAGATGGTAGTATGTATTTTATTTTTAATAATTTAGATCGTTCATCTGAAGATTATTTAGCTAATGCAGGATTTATCAATGTTAAGCAGTATGTAAAGGTTACCGAAGGACAATACTTAAAATTTTCAGATTCACACGTTTCAAAAGTTGATTAAAATAGTTGTTTACAAATTCCATAAAGTGTGATATAATTATTTCAGGTCAAGGAATTAGCTTGATACTTTAGCTTTCCAGGAGGAGTTAGTATATGGAATTAAACAATAACTTAAAGCAGAAGCTAGTTAAAGAAGACTTACTTATTGAGATTGAGGAGCTTATTGCAAAGTTGGAAGATTGCAAGTTCAATATTGAAGCAAAAGTTAAGCTTGACCCAACACAACTAGGTTTTCTTGAAAGTCTAGGGATTAAGTAAACTAACCCACTTCGGTGGGTTTTATTATTTTGTAAAGGAAAATAAATTATGGCTAATTACTATATTCCTGTAACAAATGACCCAGATCAAAGTTTTACTTGTTCAATACCTTTGAATGGTAAAAATGTTCAATTAAAGTTTCGCATTAGATACAATAGCAAAGCAAAATACTGGTGGATGACAATTAGTGATTCTAAGGGAACTATACTGATTGATTCATTACCTCTTTTATCTGGAGGTAATTTGTTAGAGCAATATCAGTATTTAGGCCTTGGGAATGCCTATATCATTAATGCTGGCAATAAAACACTTGAGGACCCCGATGATAAAACTTTAGGTATAGACTTCTTTTTAATGTGGGGTGATTAAGTGGCTGATTCTAATTATATAATTAATAAATTAACTTCCTATGGTGTTTCACAAGATGATGCTACTATTTTGGCTGCTGTAGCCTATTCTGAATCTAGCTATAGACCAGAAATTATAGGTGATGAATCATATGGTGGAAGTGTAGGATTATTTCAAATAAACCTCCCAGCTCATGCAAATAAGTTAAAGCAATGGACAAAAAGCAGTAATAGAAAAGACTGGATTGAATGGCTTTATAACATAAATAATAATATTTATGCAGCTTCACAAGTTTACTTCTCCCAAGGTCTTGGTGCTTGGACAATGTATCGTAACGGGCACTATAAAAAATACCTTGGGAAAAACTTAAGTATATCATTAAGCTCTGGCAGCATAAATCAAGTAGTTACTGTTAATAATTTAGAGCAGTTTATAGCTTTTGCAAGAGCCCAGGTTGGCAAGCCTTATGTATGGGGCAATGAAGGTCCTGATTCCTTTGACTGCTCAGGATTGGTTCAATATGTATGGCTTCACTTTAAAGTGCAAATATCAAGGACAACATATACTCAGTTCCCAGAATGTCAGGAAATAAGCGCAAGTAATTTACAAACTGGCGATTTATTGTTTTCAAACTTTGACGAAAATGGGCCTGGGCATGTAGGTATCTATATCGGTAATGATAGAGTGGTCCAAGCTAAGGGTGTGGCTTATGGAGTTATAGAGTGTAGTGTTGGTGAATTTGGTGTTGCTACATATGCTAGGCATTCACCAATACATAATACTTTAGGAGATAGTGTTAGTGGTTTTTTAGCTGATAGCAATGATTTTTCTGGACCATTTGGCGTAATTAAAATACCTGAGTCAAATTTTGAAGTAGTACCAGATAGTATTTCTTCAGGTGATGTTCTTTATGGCAGAAGGTATAGAGTTATTGTAAGTAGTTTAAATGGTGAAATAGCTTTTGATGTTTCGCAGTTAAGATGTACTTTTAGCTGTATCAAAAATATTATGGAAGCTAATTATTCTGAAGTGGTTATCTATAATTTATCACCAACTACTGAAAACATTGTAATAAAAGAAGGATATAGAGTAGTTGTTGAAGCTGGTTATGAAGGGAGTCAATACGGAATTATATTTGACGGTAACGTTATTCAACCTTTAAGAGATAAAGAAGGTGGAGTAACTTTTAAGCTTTCTTTAGTTTCAATGGATTCAGATATGTTTTTGGTAAGTGGTACAGTTAATTTTTCCATTATGCGTGGACAAAACTCTAGGTCTTTGGCAGAAAGTATAGTTAATTCTTCTAATGTTTCAACACAATTAGGTGAAATTTCACAAAACTTTTCTGAATCGAAATTAACAAGAGGTAAGGCGATATTTGGTTTAACAAGTGATTATTTAAGGCAAATAGCACAGTCACAAGCAGCTACATTTTACATGGAAGATGGGAAAGTAAATATTATTCGTGCAGATGATTATCCTGAAGGTGAAATAATAGAGCTTAGTCCAGAATCAGGTCTTATCGGTGTACCTGCTCAAAGTGATTATGGAGCTACTATTAAGATGTTACTTAATCCTAGAGTAAAGCTTGGTAGTATGATTCATATAGATAACAGCTTAATTCATAACAAGCAATTTCAACAAGGACAAGCTTTTTATGGTTTAGACCAAGATGGTATTTATCGTGTTATAAAAATTACCCACAAAGGTGATACTCGTGGTGAGGATTGGTATACTGAAGTTGAAACGGTAACACAATCCGGTCTTGATGTTCCCAATATGTTAAGTGGTTCAAGATTTTCTAACCCCAATTAAGGGTGTGATTAAATGCGTACTTTAGGTGAAAGAATAGATAGTTTTGAGGAGCTTTTAAAAAGGCATTCTGATAAAATTAAAAATGATATAAGAGTAGCTATTCCAGGTATAATTCAGTCATTTGACCCAGTTGAACAAACTGTTTCAGTACAACCAGTGTTAAGGGAGAGAATAAGAGATAGCCAAGGAAATATGGAGTTTATTCAACTTCCAATCCTGCTTGATGTTCCTATTGTACTCCCAAGAGCTGGCGGTTATATATTAACTATGCCAGTTTCTGCAGGTGATGAATGCCTTGTAATTTTTGGGGATATGTGTATAGATGCTTGGTGGTCAAATGGTGATATTCAAAATCAGATAGAAAAAAGAAGGCATGATTTATCGGATGGTTTTGCTGTTTTGGGTACGTGGAGCCAACCAAAACGTGTACAAAACTATAGTACTGATTCAGTACAACTAAGGACTGAAGATGGTACTTCTTCAATTTCATTAAAATCAGGTGAAATAAAACTTGTAGCAAATTCAGTAAAGATAAATGGAAAGGAATTTGCTACCCACACTCATTCGAATCCAGAGGGTGGTCAAACTGGTCCGGTAAGTTAAAAGAGGTGATGCTATGATTTATAGGGCTTTAGATTCAAATGGTGATTATGTATTTGGGAAGAATATGCAAAGTTTTCTTATTGACATTAATGCTGTGGCTCAAGCAATTAAAACTAATTTACTTTTGTTAAAAGAAGAATGGTGGGAGGACTTAAGTGAAGGACTTCCTTTGTTTCAAAATATACTTGGTCAATCAGGTTCAGGGGAAAGTATTCAGTCGATTGATTTAATTGTAAAGGACAGAATTTTAAATACACAAAACGTATTAAATATTATTACATATAGCAGCAAGTATGAAAACAGAAGACTTGCAATTTCTTGCAGTGTTGAAACTGTTTTTGGGATTGCTGTTGTGGAGGTGAGTTTTTAAGTGGCCTACTTTCAACCTTATATTGATGATTCAGGCCTTCATATTCCTTCATATTCCGATATTAGAGATAGTTTGATTCAAGATGTAAAATCTATTTATGGGCAAGATATTTATCTTGGTATTGATAGCCAAGACTATCAGTTAATTTCTGTTATAAGTGTTAAAATATACGACACTTTACTTGCTGTTCAGAAAGTTTATAATAGTAGAGGTCCTTCAACAGCGATTGGGGCTGCTCTTGATGGTATAGTTAAATGTAATGGTATTTCGAGGGAATCAGCAACTTATTCAACTTGCACAGTTACTTTAACTGGTATTGTCAGTACTCAAATTATAAATGGTATAGTTGAAGATAATAGTGGTTACAAATGGGATGTTCCAAACTCTATTATAGGCCAAGATGGTACAGTTTCTGTACTTGCTACTTGTCAACAACCAGGACCAATTTCAGCAAGCCCTGGTGATATATCAAAGATATTTACTCCAACCTACGGATGGACAGCTGTAACTAATGCTGGTTATGCAACAGTTGGAGAAGCCCAAGAAACAGATTCACAGCTTAGGGGCAGGCAAACAATAAGTACAGCACAAGCGAGTAGGTCCTTACTTGAAGGCCTAAGAGGTTCTATAGCTGCTGTAAAAAATGTAACAAGATTTAATGTAAAAGAAAATGATACCAGCGTAGTTGATGCTGAAGGACTCCCTGCTCATAGTGTTACAGTAGTAGCGGAGGGTGGACTTGACAATGACATAGCTCAAGCTATTTTTTTAAAGAAAGGTCCCGGGTGTTATACCAATGGAACCACGGAAGTAGCTATGACAGATTTATATGGACAGCCTATTACAATACGTTTTTACCGCCCTTCTTATATTGATGTTGATGTAGTTGTAAATGTTAAAGCATTATCAGGCTATACAACACAAACAACAGAGGACATAAAGACAGCAATAGTAAATCATCTAAATAGCATTTCATTAGGTGTAGGTAGTATTCCTATTTCAAGCCTATGGGGTGCAGCTTTATCGGCAATGACTAGTTTAACTTCACCCATGTTTTCAGTTACCTCCATAACAGCAGCAAAACATGGAGAAGTCCAAGGAACTACCGATATTGTGATACTTTTTAATGAAATAGCAAGGGGCAACGCCTCCTATATTACTGTCAATGTTACTTAAAGGAGGTATAATGTGCAATCTTATCTTAACTTAATTACTTCGGAACATTTCAATAAGACTAATTTTATTTCTTTTCTTGCTTCTTTTCTTAGTAAAGTTCAAGATATAACTTCTCTTTTAGAAGTGTTTGACACTTATTTTACACTTGATACAGCAACAGGTAAACAGCTTGATGTTTTAGGAAATATTGTAGGAGTAAAAAGGGAAGTTAATTTTCAACCATCTAATGGAATTTCCCCTATTTTAGATGATGCTACATTTTTAATGGTGATTAGAGCGAAAATAGCTAAGAATCAATGGGATGGAACAATAGAGCAAATAAATGATTTATGGAATAGTATTTTTGAGTACCAAAAGTTAATCTTGTTTGATAATCAAGATATGTCCTTGAATGTTTTTGCTTTAGGATTTTCTGATGGCATTCAAAAAGACCTAGTAAATAATGGTTATATTATTCCTAAACCTTTAGGTGTTTTAATTAATTATTCTTTCCCAACGGAATTGATTTTCTCATATGATTTAGACAATGATGTATTCTCTGGCTATGATACTGGCCACTGGTACTTGTAAGGAGTTGATATTAAATGGCTGGTAGTACAAATTTTTTAGTGTTTAATGAAAACCTTCAAAATATTATAGACGATGCCACTTATGCTGCAAATACAGCTAGAACAAATGGTATTACCACTGGTCCAGCACAAAGTAATCTTCATAATAAACTTTTTAGGCAGTTATCCGTTATGGTAGCTGCTGTAGGTCAACTTATTTCAGATCAAGATAATGTGGCTAGTGATATTGACTTACCTTCATTAGTTAGTGCTTTAACAAATTCTGTTTTAACTCCTGGTGTGTCTAATAAGTCAATAAGACAAATTAAAACACTTTTAGTTAATACTGATACAAGGTCCGTTACAGTTACAAAAACTGGTGGAGCTATTACTGGTCTTACGGTAAAAGACCCTAGTGATAATTCAACGGTTAAAACTGTTACTGTAAACAGGGTTGGCGGAGTAATTTCCTCTGTTGTTTCAGTAGCTGGTGGAAAAACAATAACCCAAACAGTGAACCGTACTGATGGTATTATTACAAACATTACTAAGGAGGTGGTATAATGAGTGAGGAAAATTTAATCTTAATAGTTGATATACTTGACAAGTTAGGTCTTAATACTGATGCAGCTGGTGCAAGTACTTTATTTGCAAGGTTAGTACAAATTGCTGGATATACAGATACGCTTGAGACAATTATTGGTACTACTTCGGCTTCTGCTAGTGTAACTGGTTCAGTTAATGCTAAACTTGCAGCAGTTTTACAAAGGCTTGGGGGAGGAACTCCTAATATTTTTAATCAGGCTATACTTACCAGCAATATACAAGCCTCACCTAGTACTATTTTAAATATTACCGGCAGTGGGGTTGTGTTAGGACTTAGTGCAAAGCCTCCCGGTTGGAATCAATATATGAGGATAGTGATTGATGGGGTAGAAAAATTTAATGGAATGCTAATGGCACAAGGTAATGATTATAGAGTGCTTTTTGGCCCGTTAAAATTTAGTACTTCATTTTTTGTATCTTCTTACATGGATTCTTCTGAACCATTAAATGCTTCTTATTTATGTACTTTTTTAACGGGGGTGGCTTAATTGCTTATAGTTAATCCGCTAAACGAAATGGAAATATTAAATCAATGGGAAACTATTGATGGAGCTATAGTTAGTACGCATCATTGCTGGGCAATTAAATTAATCTTAACCGGTCAAGTATCTGGGGAAGTTGGAGTAGGCTTACCTATAATAGTTCAATATAAAGACTGGCAAGACAATTTATTAACTAATATTAATGAACCTGTTCGTATAGGTGTGGACGGACCAGGTGAAGCTGACCAAGAATTAACGTTAAATCCAGTAAACGGTCAAGCTGAATTTAGTTTTGTAAGTGACATTGCTGGTGTGTTTAGAATTAAAGCACTATCAAGTATTCCTTGTGATATGGCTGAAATTGAGGTGGTTATATAATGACAGTTAAGCAAGTTTTGAAAGTTTCTAAAGCTAATGAAAGTAAAAGCCAGAAAGTAACCTTAGAGGATATTTTTAAGCAAAATAAGGTTATTATTGAGCTTTTACAGAGTATAAAAAAATAGGTTTAGCAATAAAAAATCGGTTACCAAGGGGTTGAGGTGAAGTGGAGTCTGAAGTTATAAAACTTGCTACAAGCCAAGGGTTTTATGCTGTTCTGTTTGTTGTGCTACTTTTTTATGTATTACGAGAAAATGCTAAACGTGAATCCCAATATCAAAAAACTATTGATACTTTAGCTCAAAAACTTGATATAGTTGAGGATATTGGGAAAGACGTATCAGAAATAAAAGTTTCTTTAGAAAAGAGGTGAAAGTAATGGAGGAATTTGAAATAGGATTGGAACCTGGACATGGAGGTTTAGACCCAGGAGCTATAGGTTTTGGGTTATTAGAGAAAAATATAAACTGGGTAATAGCTAATTTAATCAAAGACAAGTTAGCTAAATATAAAGTTAAAGTAACTATTTTTCAACCGTCATGTAAGAATCCTAAATCAACAGCAAATGATGAATTAGTAATACCGGTTAGGGAAGCAATTAAAGCCAAAATAAATTTCCTTTTGTCTATTCACACCAATGCTGGTAAAGGAACTGGTTTTGAAAGTTATATTCATGAAAAAGCTGATATTAAAACTAAGATAATTCGCAGTATTATACATAACAATACACAGCTTGTATTTGGTAGAAATAATATGCCAGATAGGGGAAAGAAAGTAGATAATTTTTATGTCCTTAGAAAAATGCAAGAAGCCGGTATACCTGCTATGCTAATTGAAAATGGTTTTATAGATAATGCTAAGGATGCTGGGCATTTAAAAGATTCAGTATTCCTTAACCAATTAGCTAATGAAATAGCTTATGGTATTGTGCTGGCTTTTGAATTGAAGGTGAGGTAACAAGATGGAATTAATGAAATTATTCCCGTATGAAAAACAAGAAGCAACTATTTTTCCTCAATCAATTCCTTGGAATATCCAGATAATAAATACACCTTCATTTTGGGCTAATAAAACAAAAGGAAATGGTGCTGTTGCTGCCGTTGTTGATACAGGTATTGACGTAAACCACTGTGAATTTGCAGGAAGAATTATTGATTTTAAAAACTTTACAAAGACAGATAATAAAGATACTGATGGCCATGGAACTCATGTAGCTGGTATTATTGGTGGTAACAATATTGGTGTTACTCCTGAAGCTAGAGTGATGGCTTTAAAAGTATTTGGTGATGTCAATGTTAATGCTAATATACATGAAGCTTTTCTTCATATTCTTAAGTATAATGAAACTGCTAAAGAAGAGGATAAAGTAATTGTTGTTAATTGTAGTTTTGGTGGTTCTTATGATGGATACATGCATTATTTAATTCGCCGTCTTATTAATTCCGGTGTTGCTGTTATTGTTGCTGCTGGTAATAGTGGTGATGGAAAAGCTGATACTATAGAATTTGCTTCTTATCCAAGCTTTTTATATGAAGTAATAACCACCGGGGCAGTTGATAAAAATGGTCAACCAGCAGGATACTCTAATACTCATGATGGTATAGATATAGGGGCTCCAGGGTCAGAAATTTATTCCGCTTGGTCGGGTGGTGGTTATAAGTTGCTTTCTGGAACAAGTATGGCCACCCCACATATTACTGGATTATATCTATTAATTGCAGCAGCTTTTAGAATGCGCGAAGGTCGCTACCCAACTGTCGCAGAAGGTGAAAGTATTCTGTTTAAGCATATCAGGAAGGTTAATATTGACCCAGCTTTTGTTGGTCGCGGAATAGCTGATGCAACTTATGATACAAAAAGGTGGCCACTGTATCATGTTCAGGTTGGAGCTTACTTTAATCGTTCTGGAGCTGAGGAAATAAAAGTGCAAGTAAGAACAAAAGGTTTTGATAAAGCCTTTATTGTAACATATTAATGAGGAGTTGATTAAAATGGGTAGTAAATTAAAATCACGTAAATTTTGGATGTCTTTTGTTACAGCCGTACTGGTTATTGCTAATAAAGGTTTGGATTTAAACTTACCTGATGAAGCTGTTATAACCGTTGCTGGTGTAGTTATTGCTTATGTTTTAGGGGAATCTTACGTAGATGGTAAACATATAAAATAGTTTTAAAATTTTATGGTATATACTTCACTCCTTTGTAATACAATTGTAATACAACAAAAGTAAAACAAAGGAGTGAAGTAAATGGCTCAGAAGTTTACACAGCAAGCTAATGTAAGATTAACACCAAATCAGTTTAAACAGTGTTTAGAAAATGGTGGAGTTTCATTTTATGTTAGATGGTTAATTGACCAAGATATAGTTGTTCGGAAGTGTAAAGTGGAGAGCAATTTGGTTAGAAAAGTAATGGAGGAAAAAAGAATAGAGTGTGGCTATTAAATGTTGTGTTACAACATTTTATTCAGTGAATACTCAGAATATACCTATTTTAGTCTTTAGAGGAGGAAATATTTTATGGGAATTAAAAGTAAGTTGTTTACTGCTGTTCATTCTATTGGTAATCACCTAGAAAGAAATAAAAAACTTTACCTAGGAATTGGTTACTCGTTAGTTGTTACAATTTTAATAGATCCTTCTGAAGCCTTTGCAAGTGTTGATGAAAGTGGTAGAAGGTTCCATATGAAAGTAGTTTCTATTGGTAAATGGGTTATAATTATCAAAGGTTCTATTGATGCTATACAATCCGTTCTTAATGGTGATATGCAAGCTGCTAAAAAGACTTTCCTTTCATATTTAATGTGTTTTGCTATTATGCTTGGTTTACCTTGGTGCCTTGATGAAATTGAGGGGGTATTTAAGGATGTTTAGTCTTTTAGGTAAAGGTGGTATATTAGCAGCTCTTTATATCTTAGCTAAAACACAGCCTGAAAAAGTAATTAATTATAGTCATGAAATAACTTTAATTGGAAGTACCATTTTAGTTATTTTATATGTAGCTGGTCTTAAAGATGGTTTACGTTGGATAGTTATTTTATTTGTGATTAACCTACTTGTTAGAGCATTTATAGGTTAGGAGGTAATTATTTGAAATCAATAAAGTTTAGTAATATTATCAACATTATTCATCCAGAGTATGTTTATTTAAAGTTAACATCAAACAATTCTATAAGAAACAATTCTTCATATAAGATAGCTAAAGCAATTAGTTCACTTTATATTTCTTCTTTGCAAGCAATAAAACGTGAAGAGGTCAAAGTAATTAAACTTCTTGGTAAGCAATTTACTTTATCTAAACTTTCGGTTACTGTAAATTCAAAAGTCTCATATTTTGTTTATATTGAAAAGCAACAAGTTAACTTTTATTTTATTATACCAAAATATGTTCTTAGTATTATAGAAGAAAAAATAAATGATGCATGGCCTAGTGTAACAATTACAAAAGTTGCTGACATTCCTCAGTTTAGTGATTTAGCTACTAAATATCAATTGGTATATACCAAAGAAGATGCTTTAAGTTTAGCTATAGATAGAAGATCTAATGAACTTCTTACAAGCACCCTTAATATTGCTGATGTATTAAAAGAAAATGATAAAGTAGGTATATTTTATAATTTTATGCCAACTAATCAACATATATGGGGTAGTTCATATCGTACAACAATTAACAATGTTGCTAGGAACGTTCCAGTTGAACGGAATAAATTAAGCCCTGTGTTTATATTAAAGTTAATATTAAAGTTTATCAGTGACGTTGTGAAGGATATATGTGAGGTCTTTACAGGGCCCAATAAACCTACTCTTGAAGGGATATTAAATCAGTTTAATCAACCAAAAACATTATCAGAAGCTACTATTAAAAAAGGTACTGACTCAGTGTTAAATACTCAAATAGTAATTCTTAGTGAAAGCAAAGATAGTCTTAGACAAATAAATAATGCTAAAAGTTTAGTACAAAGTTTTGATTCTATTTCCGATGATAATTCTTTAGTTGCTAAAAAATATACTAAGAAATTTAATCCATTAGGTTTTTCTATAGGTACAGAAACAAATAAAATAGGTACTATTGAGTGTTCTAATTTTATTTGTTTACCTGGTAGGGAGCTGCTTGAAAAGTATGATTTTATTGATAAAGTTCAAACACAGGAAATACAAATACCAGATGAATTAAAGCAAGGTATAATGTGTTTAGGTGAAAATACTTTCAAAGGAAATAAACAAAAAGCTTACCTTAGTACAGATTTTGATTACCAGATGTTAAGCTTAGTCTTAATTGGGCCAAACCGGGCAGGTAAATCAAAATTTCTTGCTAATATTGCTAAAAATGCCATTGATGCTGGAGAATGTGTAATAATACCAGACTATATTGGAAGTTGCCAACTTAGTAGTGAAATAGCTGCTACTATTAATAAAAATAAAGTCCTTGAAGTACATTGTGATAATTGGGATACTTTACAAGGGCTTGGTTTTAATGAAGTACCTAAAAGTAATAATCAATTTGTGCAATATAAAAATGCTAAAGAGCAAACAGCACTTTTAATGACATTAGTAGATAGTATAAATTCAGATGATGCTAATTTCACTGCTAGAATGGGAAGATATTTTGAAGCAGCTAGTTTAGCAGTATTCCTTTCAAATGGAAGTATAAAAGATGTATTTGCTGTATTAATGAATCATAATATAAGGCATGAATTTATCAAGAAAATACCTCCAACTCAAAGGGAAAATATGAAGGAATATATTGATTACTTAATTGAACTTGATGCTATAGAAAAAGGAGTATTAGTAGGTACAAGAACTCACTTAATTACTGGTGCAATTGATAGACTTCAAAAGCTTAAAGTTAATGCTTACCTGGAGTTAATGCTTAAGAAAGGTTCTAAAGGTAATATTAATTTAGTTAATGAAATGCAAAAGAACCAGCTTATTGTAATTAAAATGCCTCAACGGATGTTCTTGACTGACAATGAAAAAGATGTATATGTAACTTATTGGTTAACTAAAATATGGCTATCTTTACAAATAAGGGAAGAGCAAATTCAAGATAGAAATAAAATGGCAAAAGTTAACTTAATAATAGATGAACTCTATCAAGTCAATAATGCTGAGAAATTCCTGACCAAAAAGTTAAGTCAACTACCTAAGTTTAATCTTAAACCGATTATAAGTTGCCATTATCTAAATCAAATAAAGATTATACGTGAAGAACTTAGAAGTGCTAATGCTTCGTATATGTTAATAAGTGGATGTGATAAAAAGAACTATGATGAATTAAAATCTGAATTATATCCATTTATTGAAGAAGACCTTTTAAAACTGCAACGTTATAATAGCATGAATTTGATAAAATGTAATAATGGATATGGCAAGTTTATAACTAAGCTTCCAAAACCACTCTAGGCCCTTCTAAGGGTCTATTTTTTTATAAAAAATAACTATTTACAAACTTTTATATATGTGATATAATATTTCTTGTAATACTTTTTGGTCAGGAATAATATAATAATAAATTAGTTCCTAGAAGGAGGAATAAAATATGGCATTAGAGCAAGAGTTAGCTTCTGCTGTTGAAATGACAGAGGAGTGGGGAAATGATATTTGTATATCTGGTAGTAAAAAAGTTGTAGTTGGTAAATGTAAATCTTCTTATGTTGATGAAGCTACTATTGGTAATATTATTGCTTTTAGTATCAACGAAACAAAAGCTTTATCAGGCATGATTGAGGAAATCAGTAGTGATTCTTTTGTTGTAAAAACTAAGAATGGTATAACATTTACTGTATTAAAGAAAAATGTACTCTGGGTAAAAACTGCCGGTAGGTGGCCTAGGGGAATTTATTTAGCTCTGAAGGGAGAAGCTGGTATTCATGAATATAGAAGAGATAATCAGGAAAGCATTCAAAGCCAAACAGTTATCAGAGAAGTTTGATGATGAACTTCAAGTATGTAAACAGTTAATTCAGCAACATTTTGATAAGTTAGCCGCTAATAATGCTACTATAGTTAAGGTTGATGATATTGTAGCTTCTAAAAGGGAACGTGTTGATATTCAATACTTTCCTGACAAACTTCGTGAAAGTCTAACTAAAAAAGCTTTTAACAAGGTTACAAATAGGACTTACATTATCAAAGACATTGATGGTTTAATTGAAATTCTTAAGGAAGCTGAGATAAGTCCTAGGGATTTTAAAAAGTATATTGAGCCTCAAATAACTGTAAATAAAGAAGCTATAAAACAACTGTTTGAGACCGGTGATATTACCAAGGAAGATCTTGATGGTTGTTATTCAGCAAAAATCGTTAAATATATAGACCTAAGAGTAGGAAAGGGTGTCGAAGATTGAGTTTAAACCAGGTGGTAAAGAACTAGCTAAAGTTCTACATTATTTCGGTTTATTAGAAGGGGATAGTAATGAATTTAAAATAGTTTGCCCCTTTCATGAAGACATTAATCCTAGTATGTTAATCAATTTAAACACAGGTTCATATTTTTGTTTTGGATGTAGTTCATCAGGTGATGCTTTTACATTTGTAAAAAGTTTATATAAAAAGCTTGATGACTTAGAATGCTTAAAGTTGTATTTTAAAATACTTCGGAGCAAAAAAGTCAAAAAGCTTATTTTTATTCGTAAAAAGGTGGACAAGCCTTCAGATAGCCAAGCATTGGTTGAAGCTCATGACTTTTATTTCGGTTTAAAAACTATAAATTGGATAAAAGATAATAGTCCTGAGAAACAATACATGTTTGATAGAGGCTTACTTCCATCATCTTTGAATAGATGTAAAGCAAAACTTACATATAATAATAACTACCCTATAGTTTTTCCAATGTTTGATATGGGTGAATTTAAAGGATGGGTATGTCGAACTACTTCTAAAGTAATAGAAAAGAAACGTAAATACCTTTATAACACTGGTTTTAGTAGAAGAAATACTTTGGTTGGTGAATATAATTCTAAACAAGTTATTCTTGTGGAAGGTTATATGGATTGGCTTAAGTTAAAACAGTTTGGAGTTAAATATGCAGCAGCTATATTAGGTTGGAAAATAACTCAACAACAAATTGCTAAATTAAAAGCACATGGAGTTACAACTATTATATCTGCTCTTGATAATGATGTTTGTGGTAAACAAGGTACAAATTATTTAAAACAGTTTTTTAATGTAGTACGTTTTCAATTTCCTAAAGATGTTAAAGACCCTGGTGATTTAACTAGGGAGCAGTTTAAAAAGTGTAAAAGGGAGACACAAAGGGAAGCTAGGAGGCTAAAAACAAATGGCAAAAAGTAGTTTAATTAGTAGCATCAAAGATCAAATTAAAAGGTCAGGTGCTAATAAAGGTAAATTTATTTACTTTAAACCAGGAGTAAAAGTCAGAGTAAGATTTTTACACGATATGGATGAGGGAATGAAAATACCTTTCCATGATAGTTATCAAAGAGGAATAAATGTTCCTTGTCAGGAATTATTTGGTCGTGATTGTGATAAGTGCGAGGATGAAGAACTGCGTCATAGGGACCTATATGCTTGGTCTGTTTATGACTATGATTCTAAGGAAGTAAGAATTCTTATGGGTGCTGTAAATAATGTTTCTCCCGTGCCTGCTTTGGTAGGTATGTATGAAGCATATGAAACTCTTACCGATCGTGACTATGTAATAACTAAATCAGGTACCGGTACATCAGCAACATTTCAAGTTGTACCAATGGACAAGGTTAAGTTTAAGAATGATAAAGCTAAACCTTTTAGTGAATCAAAGACTCTTGAGCTTCTTGACAAAGCTTTTCCTAATGATACCGAAGATGATGATGACGATGATAAACCTGCCAAAGGAAAAGGCGGTAACAAGAAACAAAAAGATGAACCGGAAGATTATAATGAAATGACAGCTAAGCAACTTTACAAACTTTGTCAAGAACGTGATATTGATTGTAAAGCTAAAAAGGATGAAGATTACTATATTGCTTTACTCGAGGAATACGATGAAGAAAATTCCGAAGGTCTTGATTATTCTGAAATGTCTGCCAAAGAATTGTACAAGCTCTGCCAAGAACGTGACATTAGCTGCAAACCTAAGAAAAGTGAAGAATATTATATTGCTTTACTTGAAGAGGATGATGAAGCCGAGAAGGATGAAGAAGATGACTGGTAAAAACTCTTTACATGAGATTTTTGCTAAGCAGATTAAATTTCAACAATTAGTTACTGGAGAAGCCCACTTACCACAAGATAATATCGAGTGGGCTTCATATCATGTACTAGGTCTTGTTGAAGAAGTTGGTGAAGTTCTTAAAGCAGATAAACGCTGGAAAACCCATCGTAATTCTCATTATGACAAAAGGAACAAACTTGAAGAATTAGCTGATATTTTTATAACATCAACTAATATTGCATTATTTTCTGGCTTTAGTGCTGATGATATTTATAAAGCAATATTAGAAAAAATAGAAGTTAATACTTCCAAGTTAGAATTAGAGAGGAGTAAAACTAATAATGCCACTAATAATAGTTGAAGGTATAGATAGGGTTGGTAAATCAACTTTATGTAGTAAAATATCTGAAGAATTAAAAATCCCCTGTTTCCATGATAAGTTTAAACCTAAGTATTTATATGGTCATTATTCAAATGAAGTTGCCAATGACTTTATCAAACTTAAAATGGAAATGTTGGTTCAAACTTTGCAATTAGCTGGTAATATAGTAATTGATAGATTTCATCTTACTGAACTTGTTTATAACTATTTTCGTAATATTATTTGTTTAGAGATAGTTAATTACTATGATAAACTTCTTGCTGAAATGGATGCGGTGTTAATCTTAGTTCAACCAGAAAATATAAAACTGGCTAGCAAAAATCATGGCAGTGATTTACAAAAACATCATGATTTATTTAATTTTGTTTTTGTAAATAGTTTGATAAAACGCAAATTTATTACTTCATATAGTCGCTTAGATGAAGCTGTAAAATATGCAAAGCTTTTTAATTAATTAATTAAAGAAGGTAATGCTATGAATTATATCATCGGTGGAAGTACTACCGGATTAGTGCTTCTTGAACTTTTGAAAGGAAAAGGCTATAAGCTATTAACCAATGGAATAGGTGGAAAATTATCAAGTAATGACTTTTCTTTAGGTCCAAGAATTTTACATAAAACTGAAGCTACAGAAAAGTTTTTATATAATATTGGTTATTTTGAACCACCAACAACTTTTAAAATTGGTTTTGTTAGAAGTGGCTTTTTAGTTGATGAGGTTACTGAAGAACAAAAGTTAGTTTATTTTCAAAATACAAGAGGTAAGCAAGTAGAAGTAAATAAAACCTTTTTAAGTGAAGGCAAAAAGGAAATAGTAGGTTGGGATTTAAACGACTTAAATCTTGTTGAAAAATTATATGAAAGGAATCAACAATCTATCATAGATATGAATGTTACCTCTATCGATACTTATTTTAAAACAATTAATGATTCTTTAAAGTATGATAATCTCATTTCAACAATAAGTTTAAAGTCTTTATCTGTACTTCTCGATACTGTCCAGTTATTTAACGAAGTAGTAAAAGAAAAACCTGCTATTTTTACTTTAGTTATCAAGAAACACAATGACTACTTTGACAATAAAGATTTAAGTTATGTTTATTTTTTAAATCATAAAAATATTAAAAGAATAACAAAGCTTAATGATTCTTTAAGGGTAGTTGAATCAAAAGTGAATATCAGAGAAAATGATAACTATTTCCCTTTAAAGTGTATTGCAGTCAATTGTGTTTTAGGTAAAGAATTAAAAATGAAAACTTATAAAGGAATAACTTTAGCTGGACGTTTTGCTCAATCAGACCATAGTGTTAAGTTAAACAATGTTGTTGAGAGGTTCCAAAATGGAATTTAAAACTTGTATCTTTGATGTTGATGGTGTATTGAATTACTATCCAGAATCTTACGTAGATTTTATAAATGATGAATTAAAAACATCTTATGCTGACCTTCATGAAGCTAAAGAAAATATCCCTTATAAAATCTACAAACAGTTAAAATTAAAGTATCGTGTTTGTGGTGTAAAGCAACAATTACCGGTAAGACTAGATGCTGTAGAAATTTTAGCTGATTTAAGAAAACAAGGGTTTTACATTATAATACTTTCATCAAGACCAGTTCATGAAATAAATTCTTTGATAATGCAGACTTCAAGATGGTTGCATAGTAATAATCTATTTTATGACTATCTTCTGTTTAATAAAGAAAAACACCTTGAAGTTATTAAAAACTTTGATAATGTTACTTTTATTGTAGAAGATAATAGAGCTTATGCTAATTCTATTGCTAAGTATGGTGGCTATAAAGTTTATCTTCTAAATAATCAATACAATCAAGGTGAAGTTTGCCCTAAGGTAACAAGAATTAATAGACTAAGAGAAATAGAGGAGTGTTATATTTAATGCCAGTAAATAATAACTTAAAACCAACTACTTTCCCAATGCAAATTAAGTTTGATGAAATACCGGTAACTGAGTTTCATAATAACCTTGAAAATATTGATGTTAAAATAGAATATGCTCCTACAATGGATGACCTTCGCAACTTTGTGCCTAACTTTGCTTTAGCAACTTGGGCTGATAAGCCTGAAATTCAAGATTTAACAGAAATTGAAAAAGATAAAGCTATCTACATGGTTTTTAGGGAAAAGCTTCTTCCTTCAACTCTTGAAACAATTAGACCTACTTTCCTTTTAAAAGGTATTTCATATCAGGATGTTACTCATATCCTTCGTTATCGCGGAGCTACTTTCTCAGCTGAATGTTCCGGTGATAAATGGTGGACCGATAAAGATGTAGTTGTCCCAACTAGTATTCAAAATAGTCCTGAATTTTATACACGGTATAAGGAGCTTTCAAAACAAATTAAGCAACTTTATTGTGATATGCTTGACTCACGCGAGATAAGTTTACTTGACGCCAGGTTCATTTTGCATAGAGGAATGGAAACTTATTATCATATGTCAATTAGCCTACGTGAAGCTTTGCATTTCATCAAACATAGGATTGATAAGCAAATTCAACCTGATTCTGATAATGTAATAGCTTATCGGATGTGGGAAGCTTTAATTGACCGATATCCGCTTCTTGTAGACATAATTGACATTCATCAACCGGCAATGTTTTATGTAAAAACTGCAAGAACTGGTAGATGTACAAACCTTTTTGTTCCTGATGCTGATACTGATATTTATGAATGGAATGAAGAAGATTATTTATATGGTAGGACTCGTGACAAAGTTAATGGTACGGATAAAAAGTTAGCTGAATCCTACTATCCGTTTGGTGAAATATTAAAAAATTTGGATGCTAAGATAGCAAGAATCAAAAAGGAAAACATTGCCAAGTATGGTGAAGACTTCTTTAAAATTTAGTTAGAAGGTGTTGCGTTATCGACTTACATCGCCATGATGAATATAGTAATTTTGATGGATATGGTAAAGCAACTACCTTAGCTAAAATAGCCAAAGAAAAAGGCTATGAAGCTTTAGGTATTGCTAACCATGGTAATAGTAATGGATTAGTTGAACATTACTTTGCTTGTAAAGAAAATGGTATAAAACCAGTAATGGGTGTTGAGGTTTATTTTCAACCGGTATTTAATAAAGATAAACCAACATACCATTTATGCTTATTTATTAAAAATCTTAAAGGTTATGAAAACCTTAATAGGATAATAACAATAGCTAATTCAGATTATTTTTACTATAAACCTATAGTTACTTTTGAATTGCTTGAAGATTATAATGAGGGTATAATTTGTTCTTCTGCTTGTGTTGGTGGTTTAATTCCCCAACTTATAGCTAACAATAAAAAAGAACTTGCTATAAAAGCAACTAAAAAGTTTGTAAATATTTACGGTAAAGACTTCTACTTTGAAATACAACCTTATAAACTTTTTGATTCACCTGGGCTTCAAGAAAAAGTAAATATAGGTTTGATAAAGTTAAGTGAAAAGTACGACGTCCCTTGTGTATTAACTTCTGATTCACATTATGGTAATAAAGAAGACTTCCCCAGTTATCTCAAGATGCATGAAATAGCAGGTAGAACTGGGGAAGCTCTTGATAAAATAAAGCTAACCTATAGTGAAAGATACATGCCAGAGTTAACTGAGATGCCCTCTAGGTTTAAACAAATGCACCCAACCTATAAACATATGGTAAAAGAATTTAAGTTCAATATAGAGGGTCTGGTGAACTCTATAGATGATGATATACTTGAACTTTTACCCTTACAGATACCTAAGTTTATTGAGGGTGTTGATAGTGGTAAGTTATTAAAGGATGAACTTGTTAAAGGTTTAAAAGCTAAAGGCAAATATAATAAAAAGTATCTCGCCCAAGTTAAAGAAGAATATGATGTTATTTTACATCATGGTTTTGAAGATTATTTCTTAATAGTACAAGACTATGTAAAGTGGGCTAAAGATAATGATATTGCTGTAGGTCCTGGTAGAGGCTCTGTCTGCAATAGTATAGTAGCTTATGCATTGGATATTACCAATGTTGATCCTATATATTTTAACTTAGATTTTAAAAGGTTTTTGCGGAAAGATAAGAAAAAACTGCCAGATATTGATCTAGATTTTGAAACAGCTAGAAGACCAGAAGTAATAAAGTACATAATAGATAAGTATCCAGGAAGGGCTGTTCAAATCTGTTCATATGGTCTTTATAAAGTTGATAACTTGATAAACGATCTTTGTAAAACTTGTAGTATAAAAGATTCTGGTGAAAAAGCTAACTTAAAAACTTTAGTTAACAAACATGTAATAGAAGGTGTGCTTCAATATGAAGACCTTATAGCTACACCTGAAGCTAGATACTATAATAAAACATATGATAATGTTATAAATCACTTTAGTAACCTATTTAAGCAAGTAAGGTTTATTGGTACACATGCTGCTGGTGTAGCTATCGTAGCTGATGATATTATCAAATATACAGCTATACAAAAGCGGAAAGATAACTTTAGTAGTTCATATGACCTTGCAAACTTGGAAAAAATTAATGCTATTAAGTTTGATATTTTAGGTTTAAAAACAATGTCCGAAATAAAGGAACTTGAAGTATTAACCGGTGAAATTCTTGACTATTCATGGTTTGAAGATAAAGAGTTATTATCTGCTTTTGGTGCAGGTAATACTGTGGGGATATTCCAGTTTGAAAAAGCAGCAGCAAGGAGTATCCTAACAGAAATGGATGCAGATTGTATGGAAGATGTAATTGCTGCAAGTGCTTTAAATAGACCTGGTCCTTTGTCATTAAAAATGCCTGAACTTTATGCTGAAAATAAAAAAGATTCGTCCCATATGCAGGATAGTAAATATTGGGAGTATACAAAGGAAACATATGGTACAATAGTTTACCAAGAACAAATCATGGCTATATGTCGTAATATTGGTGAAATGGAATATGAAGATATAGACAAAGTCATGAAGATGTTAAAGGGTAGTTCTATTGTTGAATCTGTTTTAAAGAAAAGGGAAGCGGAAGAAAAAGATCTGCGTGATAAATTCAAAAAGGGTGCTAAGAACCATGGCATAAATAGTAAAGAAGCAGATGACCTTTTTGATAAAATGCTTGTATATTCTTTCAATAAAGGACATGCTACCGGTTATGGTATTATTAGTGTCCAAAATATGCATTACAAAATAAATCATCCTTTAGAGTTCTGGTTCATGAAAATGAAGTATGCTCCAACCGAACAAGACTTAGGTAGATTTAGAGCTAATGCTGTACAAAGTGATTGTTTACTAATGCTTCCTCATGTTAACTTTACAGCTAATTTTTCAATAGGTAAAATGGAAGGTGAAAAGGTTATCAGGGAAGGTCTATGTAGTATTAAGAACGTAGGTCTTAAGGCAGCTGAGGTTATCGAGAAGGAACGGTTAAAGAATGGTAGATATAAAACCATTGATGAATTTATAAGTAGGGTTCCTAAGCGTTCAGTAAACTCTAGGGTAATTAATTCTTTAATAGAACATGGTGCTTTAGAGTTTGACAAAAAGGTTTATATGAAGCGTGTAATAAAATATAATAGTGCTTTATACATGAGGGGGATGGGAAAATAGTGGCTACCAATATAGTACTTCCTTGTGGTCAAAGTGGTATAGATATTTGTTGTTATAATGATTGTGAAAAGTATTGGGGTAATCCAGAGGAAATCAATAAATGCTATAATTCTTACAAACGTGCTAAGAAAAAGGCAGGTAAAGTTGCAGCTAAATCTATTAAAATGGACAAGATAGATAAAGAAGTTTTAAAAATATATGCAAAAGTTATTTACAACAAGAATCCTTTGTGATATAATAACTTCAGTAGGAAAATAGTACTCTAGAGGAGGAATATTTGATGAAAATTTGGACAGTTGATGAAATTAAGGAAAACTTACAAAAAAGTCAAGCTTGGTTAGAAAGAGCTGTGTTGGCTATTTATGATAAGCAAACTGCTATTGAGAAAAGTGTCAAAGATACAAGGGAAAACAATGGTGTAGGTTTTAATGGGGTAGATGCTAAGTATCTGAGTTGGGTTGCAGATTATCTTAAATCAGGTAGACATCTATCTGGAAAGCATATCGATAAAGTATTAAAGAAAATGTTAAAGTATTCAAATCAGTTAACAAAGATTGCAAATGGAGAAATTTAACCCTCTTATGAGGGTTTTATTTATTTAGGAAGGGTGTACAAGTTTGGCGAAAACTAATAAAGCAAAAATAATGCAGCTTTGTAAGCAAATAGACCAAAAGGAAGGCGAAGGCAGTATATTTTCATTAGGTTCTAAGAACTCTATCCTTAAAATACCACGTTGGTCAACTGGTATAGAGGATTTAGATCATATACTTGGTGGAGGTATGCCTGAAGGCCGTATAATAGAAATATTTGGTCCTGAGTCTAGTGGTAAGACTTCCCTTGGTTACCATTTAATGTCCTTACATGAGCTTGGTTTAAATATACCTATTGAAGGTACATTTGATGCTAACAGGGCTAAACAGTTTGGTAATAGACCCAAACAAATGTTAGTTTATAGAGCTAAATATGGTGAACAAGCTTTAAACAGAACTATGAAGTTTGCCGAAGCTGGTATTCCTCTAATTGTTATTGATAGTGTTCCAGCATTAAAACCTAAAGAAGATATAGAAAAGCTTAAGAAAAATGTTAACAATGATAAAGAGGAACAAGACCGTATGGGTGGTGTAGCTAGATTATTACATCGTTATACTCCTATGCTTGAAGAAGTAGTTGAATTTAGTGGTACAACAGTTATATTTATCAATCAAGTCAGAGACAAAATGGATGCAATGCTATTTGGTGAAAAAACTGATACACCTGGTGGTAGAGCTTTAAAGTTTTATAGTAGTATTAGAATGCAAGTAGCTAGAAGAGCATGGATTGAAATACCTAATACTGACCCAAGAAATTCTGCTAAAACAGAAAAAGTTGGAATGATAATGAAGGTTAAGGTAATTAAATCCAAAGTCTGTAATCCAATGGGTGAAGCAGAACTTCCTATGTTCTTTAAACATAATTTTGTAAGCTTTGATGATATACCGGTATTAAGGAAGCAACTTATGGCTGAAAGTAGGAAAAAGTCTAGTGATGGAGATGGTGAAGATGGCGATGATTAGGCCTAGTAAAGATGCTTACTACTTTGCTATAGCAAAAACTGTAAGTATAAGAAGTACATGTATAAGAAGGCAATATGGTGCAGTTATTGTCAAAGATGATGAAGTAATAGCTACAGGTTATAATGGTTCACCTAGGGGTGAAGTTAACTGCTGTGATGTTGGACGTTGTTTCCGTATTGATAATAATGTTCCTAGGGGTACTAATTATGAAACTTGTAAAAGTATCCATGCTGAACAAAATGCTATAATCTCAGCCAGCCGTAAGGACATGTTTGGTGGTATAATGTATATATATTGCTTTGATGTTGCTCTTGGTCAACCAGTAACACCTGAACCATGCCCTATTTGTCAACGTTTAATTAAAAATGCAGGACTTGAGGTAAAATTATGTCCATGTTAAAAGATGCTATAAAGAAAGAACTAAAAGGTATTAAGATTGGTAGTAGTTTAGCTGATAAACTAGTAATAGAACAGACATTAAACAAATTATTCTACCTACCAGCTAAACCTAAGGAAGAACTTGAAATGATAAAAGCTCAATATAAGCAAAAACAAGGTGACCGTTATGGCCTTCATGCTTCTGCTATGCTAGCTTCTACTAATGAATTCTGTTACAGAGAACAAGTGCTTAGCTTATTCTTTAAACAATCACAGGGTGAAAACATTTCAATAGGTTTAAAACGTATATTCGAGGAAGGTAACTTTATAGGAGAAAAATGGCAACGTTTATTTATCCGTGGTGGATTAGGTACTCCACTTGATATGGACCATAGCTTATTTAAAGATGAATATGACCTTAGCTATACTCCTGACGCTATAATTACTATAGGTAAAAAGAAGTTTATAGTAGAAATAAAATCCCAAAATACATTTACGTATAAAAAGTCTGAAACACATCCTTCCGGTATGAAGCAGCTTAAATTCTATATGTACCTAACTGGCATACATAATGGGTTCGTATTAGTAGAAGATAAAAATGACCAAAACTATAAAGTACTATTAGCTGACTATGATGCTGCTGAAATGGAAGAATATATTGAAAGGTTAGAGAATATTCAAATCTATAAAAGGAAGTTTAGGAAGCTTAAAAAACCTCCTATGAGGATATGTAAAATTCCTAGTTGTAAAAGGGCTTTAAAATGCAATATGCTTGATGCCTGCTTTAATATAGGAGAAGGTAGGGTTAGGTTAACTAAGGATGTTTAAGAGCGGTTAAGAAGTTTTAGGTATACTTTTTATATTTTCTGTATATGATATTGCATAGCACTTTAATTAAGGAGGTCTATGCAATGTCTATACCTAAAGGTAAACTTAAACGTAAAGCTGTATTCTTTACAACAGTTGATAAAGATATTTTTGTTTTGGCAGAATCTAAGCCTAACTTTTCTGATTGGGTTAAAGCTAAGCTAAGGGATGAACTATTTGTTGATATGTTACTTATAGAACAGCAGCAACAAACAGAATATAAGGAACCAGTCAAACAAAAGATAGTATGGAATTTCCCCAACTAAGGTACCCTATAGTTAACTAGGATAGCTTTTCCTAATACTTATTTAATTATATGGTAGTTTATATATGTATTTTGTTCTTGGCCATCCTAGTAACTTCTAAGGTATATGCTAAAATAACTGTTTACTTTGCTTCTACTATTTGATATAATGGTTTTAGTAGGGAGGAGGTGTACAGTTTGATAATAAGTAAATCTAGTCCACAAGGTAATATATTTGCAATAATAGCCTTAGCAAAGCAACTTCTTGAAGTTGAAGCCGGTAGGAAGATGCAAAATGAAGTACAGCAGCAAAGGTCTTACGAAGATGCTTTAAAGGTTATTAAGAAATATGTACCTGAAATTAGTTTTATAGACTAAAACTTAAGGAGGAATTTATATAATGACTAAAATAGTAAAGTTAAACTTAACTAAAGGTGACATGATAGTATTATCAAAACAAGGTGCAGTTAAATACCCTGAATATGAAAATGTTCCAATGTTTGTTAAACTCGTTACAACTTTAAGGGTTTATGTAAATGACTTGTTTGGCAATTCACTTTGGTTAGTTCTTTCTAAAAAAGATGTTAATCCATACTATGAAGGTCAGGAGTTGTAGAAGTTGAAGTGGTATAAAGAGTGTCCAAGGCTAGGTACAATTAGGACAAAAACTTCATTTTTGTTTTTACCAAAAACAATAGATGGTGTTACAAAATGGCTTGAAAAAGCAATATGGGAAGAATGTTTTATACTTACTTCTCATATTCCTATATTTAAAAGTTCAGAAAAACCAGTATGGGTTCCTATAAAATGGAAGGAGTAGTAGTAATGATTATTAAGGTAATATTTATAGTAACAGCTACTTTAGCAATCATTAACTTAATCTTATATAGAAAGAAGGTTAAATAGTATGGTAGTAGCATTTAAAGTGTATTCTATGAAGTTTCCTACAATGAAATTAACCGCCGATGAAGCTGGCCTAATCTTAGGTATATCCGATGCTAGTGTACGACAGTACATCCGCAAAGGTAGACTTAAAGCTATTAAAATAGGTACCCTCAGAACTTCACCATATCTAATTGATTTTCATGAAATTATGAAATTTATGAAAGTTCTAAGGTTTAAAAGGAAACATGGGTTAATAAAATAATTAGATGCTAGGAGGCAGATTTTAAATGATAGTAGTTACATGTCCAGTTTGTGGATCAAATGATATTGACCTTGATGATAGTTATGATTTAGATACTGATAGTTGTATATACTTTAAATGCAATCATTGCGATGCTATATTTGATAAAAGTAATGCAGATTATGAGAATATTTAATAACCCTCTTCTTTAATAACCCTCTTCTGGAGGGTTTATTTTATTTTAGGAGGTATATATGAATACTATCCGTCACTGCCCTGAATGGTCTATTAAAGATAACTACCAACCTAAACCTATGGAAAAGATCATACTTAAATGTTGTGGCACTTGTAAATATTATTGCCAATTCCATTTATCTGATTGCTGCATTAATCCTAAATATCTTACTGCTCCTAAATATCTAACATGCTCATGCAAACAACAGTAGTAAACATATATAATAGCTCATATGACATTTATATAGGTAGGGGTAGTATTTGGGGTAACCCTTTTTACATAGGCATTCATGGTGATAGGGAAGAAGTAATAGACCTATATCGTCAATATATATTAGGTAACCTACTCCTCTTAAGTCAAATAAAACTACTAAAAGGTAAAATACTAGGATGCCACTGTAAACCAAACAATTGCCATGGTGATGTCTTAGTAGATCTATCGAATGGAGTATTGAAAATGTATAAAAAACTAATCATAGGAATAGACCAAAGTTATACCCGTACCGGTATATCAATTGCCGTTGATGGTAGATTAATAAAGGTAACTAGTATACCCTTCAGAGGTCTCAGGTTTAAATCTGAGAAACGTAAACACATCTCCCATATATTATCCCATATTCTAGCTCTTAACGTTCAGAAGGCCACTGAGGTTATGGTCATATGTGAACGTATACGTACATTTAGTACATCTAGCCAAGGGGGTAGTAGTAAGGAAAATAAGGCTTTTATCAGTACTAATTACATAAAATCAACCGGTGCTTTAATTGGAGTAATAGTAGATGCAGCTTTTGAATATGGAATAGAAGTATATTCTGCTGATACTAGGGCTTGGAAATCTTCTGTAGTTGGAAGTACAAAAGCTATAAAAGGGGATAAAAAGCTTGCTACGGTAAAATTTGTAATTTCGAAAGGCTTTGGTGGGAGCATAACTTCTAAAAATAAAAAAGGTAAAATAGTCTATGATAATGATGCTGCAGATAGTGCTGCAATGGCTTTATACGGATTTAAGAAGGATTGTAAGTTAAAGTTAGAACAGTAGGACTTTTTGATACTTTTACACACAAAAAGCTACTTTGTTTAAATCGTATTTAGAAGCTTCCTATTATATATCAGCCTATTCTAACTTCGTAAAACCAATAGATTAAAACCTTAGCATAAAAAAGTCGTTAACCCCTTTATATATAGTATATCTATAATAGTATTATAATAGTAGTATATATTGTATAAATATTTTATGTATAAACTATTTACAAATTTATGTAGTTGTAGTATAATATTCATGTGGGGAAAATAGTTCCTAAGAAGGAGGAGTTTAAATGGCAGTTGAATATAAGAAGCAACACTTCAATAGTTTGGGTGAGTTTTATAAGTTTGTAAGTGAAACAAAAGAAAATCTAGTTTTTATGGGTAAACCTTTATCATCAAAAACTAGGGATAAAAAATTTACTGGTACAAAAAGTTTTGAAGAAGCAGTTGAGCTAATGAAAAATGGTTGGGATGAAGGTGCTAAAAACTTAGAAGGTAAATTGCAAGCTAAGTTAAAAACACTGAAACCTAAAACAACACAACGTAGTAAATATGATGTAGTTGGTGGTAATTGCTCAGTACCGAGATATTTACAGGGTGTACCAACTAACATGGTAAATAAAAAACCTGTAGTACAGAAAACTAAAGTAGTAACAATTAATAAAAGTATAGCATATAATGCTTTTGTAACAACTGAGCAAATCATCGAAGAAAGTATCAAAGCTTTAATAATAGTATATGAAATTGAAGCAGCAGGAACTAGGGTAAACTTAAATATTATTGTTGAATCTAGGGAAGGAAATGAAATCGCAGCTTTTACTGTAAGAATTAAAAGTGCAAATGAACGATTAAATGTTTCAAAACTTGCTTTTCCTTTGGTTCATCCTAGTATGTTACGCAGGTTAAGTTTTAGATGGTTGGAAGTTTCACCTTTAGTAACAAATCCTAGTTTTAATTATGGTTATGGTAGTGCAGTTGATGAAAAAGAATCAAGGCAATATTTACCGAAAGGTGAGATTCTTCTACCAGCTTTTATTCCTGATGTTGATAAAGTAATAAAACAGTTTGCATAGTAAAAAACCGGTTAGAGGCTAAACAAAAGCCTCTAATTTATTTTGTAGAAATTTCTACAAAAGTATGTACAAATTCTACAGATGTGATATAATATCTTCAGTGGAAAATTTAGTTCTTGAGAAAAGAAGGAGGATGTTAAATGAATAAAATAGTTAAAATTGAAAAGTCCTGGAAGTATGGCGAAGGTTTCTGTATGGTTGCTGTTGAAGGTAAAGACCAGATGTTAAAGCGTAAAATCTCTGTAAGAAAAACCGGTGAACTTGCTGGTAAGGTTCTGGTAAACGTACTAAACTCAAATACATATAGTTTCACTTGGAACGGTAATATAGCTGAGAACATCAAGTGGGAAGGTAACTACAGAGCTTACACTGGAATCTACAGTCACATGGCTGAAAAGGTACCTGGTACCAAAATAGTTGTAGACGAACTAAAGGCTGAAGTTAAAGCTAAATCTGATGTAGTGGTTGAACTTCCTAAATCTGATGTTAAGGGTGTAAAACATAGCAAATACGAACAAATTAAAACTTGTGTGAACGCCGACATTCCAGTGTACCTCTACGGACCAGCTGGTTCGGGCAAAAACCACACACTTCAGCAAATAGCAACTGACTTGGGGTTAGAGTTTTACTTCACAAACTCTGTTCAACAGGAATACAAAATAACTGGTTTTATTGATGCAGGTGGTAAGTTCCATGAAACTGAGTTTTATAAGGCATTTGTTAACGGAGGATTATTCTTCCTGGATGAAATGGATGCTAGTATCCCAGAGGTCCTGGTTCTTCTAAACGCAGCACTTGCAAATAGGTACTTCGAATTCCCGAATGGTAAAGTTAATGCACATCCTGATTTTAGAGTAGTTGCTGCTGGTAACACTGTAGGAAATGGTGCGGATGAATCCTACACTGGTAGGTTACAGCTTGACCAAGCAACACTTGACCGGTTTGTTCTAATAGAGTTTGACTACGACTTAAACATTGAAAAAGCTTTAGCCAAAGGTAATATGGAGTTAGTAAATTTCATTAGAGGTTTAAGGAAGCAAGCTAAGGAAAAAGGCATCAGGGCAACATTTAGTTACCGTTGTATAATCTCAGTAATAAAACTTGAAGGTAAGCTTGAACTTAAGGACATAATTCTAATAGCAGTAATGAAGGGATTTGACAAGGATACAATTAACACCTTCACAGCAGGAATGGGTAAATACAATGAAGCATTAAGGATGGTACAAAAGGGAGCCTAAGGGCTCCTTTCCCTATTCCACAATATGTTTAGATGTTACTAGGATGGCCGAGAGGAAGGGTTAAAGTTTAGGTATGATTAAACTTACATCCATCCTTAAATACAAATTTTAAAAAACTTACATAAAAACTATTTACTTTTTCTACAGTTTTGATATAATAGACTCAGGTCAAGGAAATGGCCAAAATTAGTTCTTGAGAGGGAGAGTTATTATGGGTGTATTTATTTCAGTTGATTGGGATTTTTTTATCAAAGAAGATTTAATGATGGATTTTGGACACTCTGAATCTATGAATAATGACTTTATATGGGGTACAAGGGTTACTGGTTTTGCAGCACAAGGAAATAACCTTTTAAAGATGCTTCAAACTAATGGTAAAGAAAGAGAGTTTTGGAATAGGCTAAGAAGCATGGGTTTTAACTTTAATGACCAAACACACTTGATTATTACTGAATCTCATGCTGATGCTTATGAATTAGTTGAATATTTTACTCCAACTAGCATTATTAACTTTGACAGTCATTCAGACTTAGGTTATAAAGGTTTAGAATCTTTGTATGATGAAGATGTATCTTGTGAAAATTGGTTAGGTAAAAGTATCATAGATTTTGGTCCATATTACATTGATGATGTGTCATTAGTTTATAGCAATCATACACTTGAAAAGAATGACACAAGGTTTGATGAGATTATTAAAAAGCTAAAGGTTGATGTTAAATACGAAGATAATTTCTTTAGTGGTAAACCTATAGAGCCTGATGTTGACGTGATACATGTTTGTAGATCAGGAGCATGGGCACCCCCTTGGTTGGACTCAAAGCTATTCTCTTTCATTAAAAGAAGTGGATGTAATATCTTTGATGAGTATATTAAACCAAGGAAATTGGACTATAAGTCATTATATTTTCAAGGTAAAGAGCAAGCAAAGATTTTTGAAGAATTTTATAAAAACTACGATTTGTTAAAACAGATGCTTTAGAATAAGCCCTCTTCGGAGGGTTTTATTAATTTAAGGAGGTAAACTTCTTGAAGTTTAACAATCCTTATTGGACTATAAAAACTAGGTTGCAGCTGCTTGAAAGGTGGATAATAATCCATAGTATAATCTATTATCGATTAAATACTTCTATTGTTGAAGATACTATGTTTGATAATAACTGCAACCAATTAGTTAGAGGTATTAAAAAATACCCTAAAGAATTTAAACAAACTAAGTATTACTACTGCTTTAAAGAATTTGATGGTAGTACAGGTTTTGATTTGTATAGTAAGTTAAATGCTAAAGATAAAGATAAGTTAGAACAGCAAGCTATATACTTAGCTTATAAATATGGAGGTAATTAAATGGTTAGAAAAGGAGAAAAACAGAACAAAACAGAAGCACATGATAAAACTCCAGATAGGTTACTAAAAAGTATGAGTTTGTTAAGTAGTGCTTTTGATATACAGGAAATATTACGCATGCAAGTTGTTCAAAATATCTTTGATAAAAAGGACATTAAAAAGCTTTTAGATGTAGGTTGTAGCGGTGGTATATTCTTACAATACTACTTATGTTTAGCTAGAACTCAATCTACTAAAATACCATTTTATGTAGGTATAGACTTTGAGGAAAAGAACATAAACATCTTAAAGAGCTTTATCAATAGTTGTTCTGAAAATGTACGCAAAGATTTATATGCTGTTCAAGGCAATGTTGTGGAAGTTGAAACATTCAAAAACATTTACAAAGAACATGGTAAATTTGATGTTTGTATAGCTTTAGAAGTAATTGAACATTTCGACAAAAAATATGCTGAGCAATTTATAAAAAGCTTACATAAGATGCTAAATGCTGGTGGTTACTTAATACTATCTACACCGGTACATTTTATTGAAGACGAAAAGATGTATTGGCCTGGAGCCCATGTTCATGAGTTTATGTTTGATGAAATACATGAGCTGCTGCAAAACTACTTTAGTATTGAAAATGTTATTGGTAACCATGTAAATGCTGTTAAACTGAAAAAGCACATGGAAAGTAATAACTCAGAAATGTTTAATGTTTATAAGCAATTAAGGGCTAAACAAATAAGTGGAAACTGGATTAATTCAGTATTTGCTATGGCTTTCCCTGAAATATGTATGAATAACATCTTTATATGTAGAAAATAGTGGAGGTATAAATAGTGGCTAAACGTTCGGGTAAATTTTACTTTAAGAACGAAAAAGAAGTAATGTTAGATTTAGGCCTAAAACCTACTAAAGGATCTGGTTCGGGATGGATTGAAAAGGAAGACGGACAAAATGAACATATCATAGCACAACTTAAAAGTACTGATGCTCAAAGTATAAAAGTAAGTTTGTTAGATATACAAAAACTTGAATACCATGCTGCTACAAGTCACAAAATACCAATGTTTGTAATACAGTTTTTAGAAACAAATGATTTGTTCATATTATCAAGACCTATGGACATGCCTGTTATAACTAAGTATATTGAATGTGGAATATGCGAAAAACAACCTGAACAAATAATAGGACTTGAAGAAGTGGACAAGCCTATAATAAAGTCAAAAACAATTAGTTCTGGAGGTAAGAGTAAAAATAGTTTTTGGAAAGATAAGGAAAGGGAGAGAGAAAAGTGGCAGAAGGAAATGAAACAAAGAAAGTAGTAATAAAAACAATCGGTAAATATGCCGGTCATAGCATCAAGGCTAACAAGTCTATCGACCTAACTTTAAAGATGGGTTATGATGAACTTCCCAACTATATTAAGTTAATTCAACTGCTTAATGAAAACATCAACATAGTTGTTAAAGTTGGGGATGAAAAGCCTAAAGAACTTGGTATGTATATGATTAAGAGTATTGGTATTGATCATGATGGGGAAGGTACTATTAAGTTTAATTCTTCCCTTGATTATGTTGAACCTGACAATCTTAATGGTTTAGCTGGTGAGATATTAAAAATTGCCTTTAAGGCTAATGTAGAAGTAGAAAGTGAGGATGAAGAATAGTGCGTATAATTAATCCATCAGTAGAAATTGAGAAGATTGACCCAGAAAGAATAATTAGGAATCTTGAGAAGTATGGCAGGAAATGTTATCTCTCAGAACCAAAGGGTGATCCTAGTAAGTTTGTAGCTGATAAGATTAAACTTGGTCATGAATCAATAATTGAACATGAAAAAGTAACTGTTATTATTGTTTGTGACCGTGGTGTAACACATGAAATTGTAAGGCACCGGTTAGCAAGTTACAGCCAAGAAAGTACTCGGTATTGTAATTATGCACAAGAAAAGTTCGGTAGTGAAATCACAGTAATTAAACCATTCTTTTATTCAGAAGGTTCTGATAAATATGCTGCTTGGAGACGAGGTTGTGCGATGACTGAAATGGCATATTTTATATTACTCGAAGATAATAGCCAACCTCAGGAAGCCCGTTCTGTTTTACCTAATAGTTTAAAAACTGAAATTGTAGTAACTTTTAACATGCGTGAGTGGAGGCATTTCTTTAAACTTCGTTGTAGTGCTAAAGCGCATCCACAAATGCGGCAAGTAGCTATTCCTTTATTGGCTAAATTCAAAGAACTTATGCCGGCATTGTTTGGTGATATTGAGTATGATAAAGATTTTCCGGTTGAACATTATGCGAAAGTAGTGATGGAAAATAAATAGAATTATTTGTATAGAAGGAATTGATGGTTCAGGGAAATCAAGTGTTATAGAAAAAGTCACTAATGAGCTTGATAAAAGAGAGTTAACAAACAAAGTTATCCATTTTCCAAATGAAGAAGCTTACTTCGGTAAAATTATTTATGATCACTTAAATGGAAAACGTGAAATACCAGGTGATATATTTCAAGCATTATACATCATGGATATGTATGATAAACAACAACATATTAAGCACAGTACAAAATACTATGATGTTATAATTCTTGATAGGTGGTATTATTCAACATTAGCTTATAGCAAGTTTTATAAAACACAAGAAGTAATTGAGAACATAAGCTATTCCTTATTAATGCCGGATATTACATTCCTGCTTGATACACCTTTAAATGTTTTATCAAAAAGGTTTGAAGGTAAGGATAAAGATAAGCATGAATCAAATATTGAGCTTTTAAAAATAGTAAAGGATGAATACTTAAATCTTGCTAATGTTCACAATTTTGTTGTTCTTGACTCAACCTTACCTATTAATGATATAAAAAATGAAATAATGGGGCATTTCAAAGCTTAACGCATAAATATCCATTATGATAATTTAAGTTCCTCAGAATTAATCCTAGTAACTCTCAAAGGTATTGTATAGTTTAAGTTTTGGGTATAAAATAGCTTAACTAAAATAAATATTCAAAACTTTTTAAAATATTACAAAAAAGTGTTTACAAATTTCTAAAGTTTGATATAATAGAAACAATCAAGCATGCAAACCACATAAGATTTTTAAAGTCTTATCTGATAGGTTTAGCTTAAAATTAAAGGAGGCCAACAACATGGCTAAAAATTGGAAACCAGGTGAAGCAGCTGAAGCTGTTAAAGAAAGTAAAGTATCTGATATTCTTGATCTTGGGAGAAGGTTCCCATTGTTTGCAACTACTGTTGCTGCCGCTACTGCCGGCGATGTTGAAAGTATGATTAAAATTCTTGATGCACTTCCGGAATACTGCACTGTTCGTAAAATTGAATCCGCTCTTAAAGGCGAAGCTTCTGATGATGATGCTGGTGAAAACGATGGCGATGAAGATGCCGAAAAAGAAAAACCTGCTAAAACCGAAAAGGCTGGTAAACTTACCAAAGCCGGTTTAATGAAAAAATCTCCGAAAGAACTTATGACACTGGCTAAAGCTGCCGAGATTGAAATCATGTCCACTAAAAAGTTCAAAGCAATGGATGGGGATGAAAAGAAAGAGGCTCTCGTAGCTGCTATCCTTAAAGCTCAAGCTGCTGCCAAAGATGACGATGGCGAAGATGCTGAAGATGAAAAGCCGGCAAAGTCTGGCAAGGCTAAAGATAAGGCTAAGGACGATGACTGGGATGACGAAGATGGAGAGGATGAAAAGCCCAAAAAAGGCGGTAAAGAAAAAGCAAAAGCCAAGGATGACGATGACGACTGGGACATCTAATTGCTGTTAATCTGGCTGGTGTATTTAACTAATAAAGCTAGCCTGTATATTTAATCGGGCTAGCTTTAACTATAATGAGGTGAAATATGGCTAAAATAACTATTGAAAAACTAGTAGTTCTTGATGTAAGAATACCAGGAAATAAAGAGCTTTTACTATCAGCTTTGTCCAAAACTAAATGGTTGGATAAATATAGTCAGGATGAAATAACTTTAGAAATACTAGAGAAATTATATCTAAAAGTAAAAAATAAATATTCCGTAAGTATTGGTTACATCCAGGATGCCGGTGATAATAGCTGGGTATTTATGATTAAAAATACCGAAACGCATTCTTGGATTAATACAGTTTATGCAATATCTTTATTCGAAGGTATGGCTAAATCTATTCTTACGTTATATGGTTATTTAGTTAAAGAAATAGCTTTTCATGATACCAAAAGGAGGGATTCTTAGTGTTAAAGATAAAGGCTTACACAGATGGAGCTTGTAGTGGTAATCCAGGTCCTGGTGGTTGGGCTGCAGTATTACTTTTCCCAGAAGGTAAACAGGAAATATCTGGTTATGAACAGGAAACTACAAACAATCGTATGGAGCTTAATGCAGTAATCCAAGCTATTAAATTAGCAACAGATTTAGGTTATTTTAGGATGGATGTCTATTCCGATAGCGCATATGTAGTAAATGCTGTAAAATTGGAATGGATAAAGAAATGGCAGTTAAATGGTTGGAAAACAGTAAGGGGAGAAAATATCAAGAACAAAGATCTTTGGGTTAAACTCCTATCTTTGATTAAAAAGTACAGAAAAGTTAATTTAGTTAAAGTAAAAGGTCATTCTGGTGATATTAACAATGAAAGAGTAGATGTCCTTGCTAAAAAAGCGATTGTGAGGATGAAAAGATGCATATAACAAATTGGTGGGGTATAAGTTCATTAGTAATTATTTTTTTACTTGTTATTATTGGACTAGCAGCATGTGGTTTTGAAGATTAAATCATACAACGGTAAGGAGGTTTAATTAAGGAGGTTACGAGTTGAATATTTCTGTTAAATATTTTGCAAAGAATTTTGAAGATGAAGATTCAAAAGTAGCTTATTTAAACGCTTGTAAATGGCTAGCTAAAAATGTCATTAGTAAAGTTGAAGTTAGTGAAACATTATTTTCCATACATAAGGTTAAAGAAGCTGACTTACCAACTTTTAGATTAGAACTTCATTGTTCTTTCAATGAAGGCAAATTAGGCAAAGAATTTTGTAATAGATGCCAAGAATTTCATAGAAGTTTCTACATTAATCAGGAATATAACTGTAATGCTTGTAAGGTAAAAGCTTACATTACCGGTATTAAAAATAAATTAATAACAAAGAAATCATATCGCAGAGAAAGGTTGGGCTACATTTTAAACGATGATAATTATTAATTAATTATTTAATTAGATATAGTGTAGCCTACCAAGTAATGTTGAAAAGGTGGGCTAACTATGGCTAAAGTATATCGAAAGATATTTACTGATGAAACAGAAGAAGAATTAATGTCAATGACAAGGGAAGAAGCTTCTCTTGAACTTAGTGATAAACAGAGACGTTTTTGTGAGCTATTTGTAAAAAATCTTAATGTTAGGGTAGCTGCTGCTAAAGCAGGTTATTCAACAAAGACGTCCCATATCATGGGATATAAAATGCGACAAGATCCCAACATTAACAGATATATTGCATGGTTAAAACTTAGAGTTGGTAAAGAATGCCATGTATCAGCGGTTGATATTATTGACCAATATGTTAGGATAGCTTTTGCTGATATTACAGATTTTGTTGAAATAAAAGGTGGCAAGCTTACAATTATTGATGATTCACAGTTAGATGGCCAACTTATTACTAAAATAAGAAGTGGTAAAGGTGGAATAACTGTAGAGCTTGCTGACAAACTTAAAGCTTTAGAAAAACTTGAACATTATTTTGATGTAATGCCAATCGATTGGAAACAAAAGATTGAAGAACGTAAGATTCAATTGTTAGAACAACGACTTGAAATAGAACGTATCAAAGCTGGCCAAGGTGATGATGAAATAGTAGATGATGGCTTTATTGAAGCTTTAAAAGGATCAGCCGAACAAATATGGGCAGATGAACTTCCTAAGTAGGTGGGTATAATGCCAAAGTTAACAGCAATAAGTTTAATAAAACAAGCAGCTAAAGAAACTGGTTCAAATAATCCTAGTGTTATAAGCCTCCAAATGGAAGAAATAATGTGGGAAGAACTTATTGC